ATATTACAACTAGTAAGATCTACAGTAACGGTAACGTCGCAGCAAACGGCAATACCCGAACTGGATTAGATGTAGAAACAATCAGAGGCGGGTGGTACAATTCAGATACTACAGCCGGTAATTTTAAAGTTTCCAACGCCAATAGGATAGGAAATTCCGACCTTATAGGTGTTAAATCACTTGCTACAATAGATGTTGATAACGGTTACAGCGGAGTTGCTGCTGGTGGTTCTTTAACAGCTCTTTACGGTAAAGTAGCTACAACATTCACAGCAGGGTCTGGCCCGGTTGCTAAAGGATACGGTTTAAGAATTGATGCACCAGAGGTAGCTACAAGTTCAGAAATAGCAACCTACTACGGCGCTTACATAGACGGAGCTTCTGTATCAGGAACCTTAACCAATAAGTACGCTCTTGTAACTGAAGCTGCTGCAGGTAACGTAGGAATCGGGACCGATAGCCCTAACACAAGACTACATCTAAGAGACGTAGACAGCCCTTATCAAATAAGATTACAAAGCACAGGAACAGAAACTTGGAATCTAGGTATAGGTAAAACAAGTTACTACGATAACACACTATTATTCCAGTATGGAGGAGATGGTGATAAAATGGCTTTAACAAGCACTGGTAAATTAGGTGTAGGAGATCTCAATCCTACAGCGAGATTAGTGGTAGTTGATAATACTCAATTTGCCTCAGGACAAGCTTCTGTAGAGGTATTAAGATTACAAAGAAAAAATACCGGTGGGGATATAAAAGCCACAACAGAAGGACATATTTCAATGTGGGCTACTGATTCTAATACCAATACAGAATGGGGTAGGATTTCTTGGGTAAATGACAACGCAGGAGATGGTGGACTTGAAACTGAAGGTGCAATGTCTTTCTGGACTAGTAAAGAAGGAGATCTTACTAGAGCGATGTACATTGATCACGACCAGCAAGTCGGTATCGGAACAACAGCACCAGACGCTACATTAAAAATTGTTGATGCTTCAAACTCATCAACTACATCTCTCAGTCTTAATAATAGAATCCTATTTAGAGGCGACGGGGTTATGTCATGGGGATCTGCTGCAGGACATGGACAGTTAAATTGGAGTGGAAACTACGCTTTAATAACAGGACTATCTGGGAAAGGATTAAAGTTTAATGTAGGAGGCTCATCTCTTGCTTTAACTTTAGATACTAACTTAGCTGCAACATTTACAGGAAATGTAATCACACTAGGAGGTTTGACAGTTGGAGACTCAACCGCAGATACAGCTCAAATAGGACTTAAACATCTACTAGGATACTGTGAAAATACAGATGTTGATACAGGAACTGAAGACATTAAATCTCTAGCACTATCAACATACCAAGCAGTCTTTTTTGACTATGTAATAAAGAACGGTACAAACTTAAGAGCCGGTACATTAACAGCTGCTCACGACGGAACAAATATTAAATTTAATGAAGTATCAACCGTAGATTTAGGTAACACGACAGACGTTAAGTTAAAGGTAGTGATAGATGGAAGTAATATGAAATTACAAGCTACAACATTAACAGATAACTGGACAATAAAAGCAAATATTAGAGGTATAAAAGTTTAAAACATATTAAATGGCGTTTTCAAGAGGACCAACAGTTATAAAAGATGGTATTGTATTCAGTATTGATCCAGCAAGTTCAAAAAGCTATCCAGGATCAACAAATGTTTATGAACTAACACGCTACGGCGGCACTACAACAGCAACATTTCCACCCTCTGGGCAACTATCAGGAGGTACAACAGTAACTGTACCTACGACAGGGTCGACAACTAAAGTATTCGGTTTCGACGGAACTAACGACAGTCTACTTTTTGCAAATAATAGCGCTACAGCACCTCTACCTGTTAACTTTACATCTTCAGCATTCTCGATAGAATCTTGGGTAAAACTTCAACAAACAGGTTCAAATACTATAGCAGTTATAGTCACTAGAGGAAATCCATTATGTGATGGCTGTGACGGTGGATTTAACACTATGTTTACCAATAGTTCTACAATATCAGTAAGATTTGACGCAACAGGGGGAAGTAATATAGCAAGTGTTTCTTATAACTCTTCTTCATATGATTTTAGAGATGATAAATTCCACCACATTGTAGGGTTAAGAGATGGAACAAACATTAAACTTTATCTAGACGGGGTAGAAGTAGCTACAAATAATAATGACAATAATGTAAACGTTAACATAGAAGACCATCTATACATATCAGGATGGAGTTCATATAGAGGAGAAATGGAAGTAGGTCCAGTAAGAATATATAATAAAGCACTATCGGCTACTGAAGTAAGCATTAACTATAACGCTCAAAAACATAGATTTATATAATGAATACAGGACCAAAAATAGATACAGACGCTCTACTGTTTGGGTATGATACTGGTTACCCATTAATTACTACAAGTAATGATTCATATAAATTTAACTTAGGTGAACCAACTACCAATAAACTAAACAACAATATACTAGGTCAAGGAAACGGTGCAAGCCTTGACTCAGATGATTTTGGTACCTATATACAATTAGCAGATATAACTTCCAGCTATTCTAGATTTCAACTACCAAGTATAACGGTTGTATCCAATGAAGTATACACCTGGTCATTTGAATTATATTCAACAGAGACGATAACACAGAGTGGAAATAAGTATTACTTTGATACAAATGAATATTCTGATCAATTCCCAACTAGTAACGATTTATCAAGAGTAGGATTTACAAACATAAGGCCATCTTCTATACCGGCAAATGAGTGGACTAAGTTTAGTTTAACAGTTACTATGAAAGCTAATTTAACTGGAGCTTATACCTATGACTTTTTTAATATGGTATATCCTCATTTTCAAAATAAAAAAATATATTATAGAAATATGCAGTTTGAAACTAAACCGCATAATACACCTTACGCAGGGCAAGGTAATACAAGGTCTGTAGAAAACTCATTAATTGATTTAAAAAGAAATACAACAATAAACATATCAGATGTATCTTTTGATACTGATGCACAAATGTTTTTTGACGGAACCGATGACCATATAACAATAAATAATCCCGGTATATCAAATGATAGATTTACTATTGAGATGGTACTTAAACCAGATAGTTATTCAAATAGCCCTATGTTAATTAATCCAAACAGTACAGGAATTGATCAATATATAAGAATTTGGAGTAATGGTCAAATAGGAGGAGTTTTTGTGGCAGCAGCAGATACCACAGGAGATACATGTAAAAGCACAACTCAATTAAGTACAGCAGAATACACACACTTTGTTATATCAAAAACACAAAGTGCAATAAAGGTATACATAAACGGTGAATTAGAAACAACCGTTACACCAACAGTATCAGCAGCACCCTGGACAGGTAATTGGGACATAGGACAAAGAGCAAATAATACATTCAACTACGATGGTGAACTTCCTATACTAAAAGTGTATAAAAACGAGATGTCAGCATCAACAGTAAAAAGTAATTTTAAAGGACTTAGGAGTAGGTTTAATATTTAGATATTTATATTAAATGGGAATAAATAGAGGAGCAAATATAGTTAGAGAAGGTCTTGTATACGGATATGATACAGGCTATCCCATAGTGTCGTCTAGTTTTGATTTTTATAGATTTAATTTAGGTGAACCTACAACTAATATAGCAAACACAGATACAAAGAGAACAATAGTTGGACACAATGTAGGTGGTTACGGTCATGTAGTAGAGGTATCATCCGCACCTGAAAAAGGAGATGGGTGGAAAAAGATAAATATTACAACACATGGAACTAATTACAGAATTGCACAATTCCCATATATTACTCATGTAGCTAATACAACAAATACATATAGTGTTGAATATGATTTTAATGAACTATCAGGATACTACTGGAAATTAGACGGTTCAACCGGTACTCTTGGAAGTAATATTAAAGATACCGGGTATATACATTCGTTAACACATACAAGGTCAAGTAACGGGAGTCAAGCTTTATTTTTAATGAATAATAATGTGAATAGAGCATCAATAGATGATACTATATACTTTAAAAATTATCAAATTGAAACTAACCCACATAATTCACCATTTACAGAAACTACAAGATCCTCAACAGGTTCATTAATAGATATAACAAGAACAACGGATATAGATTTATCCAATGTAACATTTGATAATAATGCACAAATTACTTTTGATGGTTCGGATGACTTTATAGAATTAGATCTAAACTTATCTGACCTTGTAGGAACAAATCCTACAGGAATAACTTTTGAATTTGTAGCAAAAGCAGATAACCTAACAAACCCAATAGGAATTAGCGGAGATTATACAGGCCCAGCAGGAACAGGATTTGGTATCAAAAGATCTTCTTCTAATAATAAACTAGAATTCAGAGTTTACGCTACTGGTGGTATTCCAAGATCAACAACAGATATACCTATAGACAGGTACTTTTATGGAGTATGCATTTGGGATGGTACCGGCACTGGAGAACTTAGGATTTACTTTAACGGAATACTAGAAACAACCTCATCCACAGGTACAACTTGGAATCATGGAAATGGTGATTTAAGAATAGGAGATATTTACGGAAGCATGGGCGCCCCTGGTGAATGGCAAGGAGAAATACCGGTATTTAGAATTTACGATAGAGCACTTTCATCATCAGAAGTAACACAGAACTTTAACACCTTAAAGGATAGATTTAATATATAATGGCAACAGGAGGAGGACCAAATAACATATCTAAAGGATTAGTAGCAGGATACGATACAGGGTATCCAGCATCTACTGGTTCTACTCATGAAACTAAGTATTACAAAGGACAGTTTCTACATGAAAACGTAATACCCGATACAACAACATTATCCAGATATAACAACCCAGGTTTTTCCGGAACAAACACAAACACAGGTAGATTACATCCAATACATAAAACACCGATTTGGAAATTAACACACATAGCTGATTCAGGAAAAGAGTCAAGATTATCAAGCGGGGAAGGATTTGGCTGTTACCATAGTTCTGTAACTCAATACGATGCAACATCGAAGTACATAGCTTCAATTTCATTTAAAGCAGATTCATCAAGCCCGGTAATTACCGGTAGTTTTAATAACGGGTACTCTAATATTGGTGGATGGAACTCACACGGTACATCAAAAACAATGGTACCTGAAGGAGATGGTTGGTATAGACTTTATACATTCTTCACCAACTCAACAACTTCATACTCAGCAGACGGCACTACCCTTTTATCGGGTAGATATGCAGGTAATACCTATACCACAATTGATCTACCCTCTGGAATAAGTACAGTAACACATTCGGTTGATACTGCTCAATACCTTGGCGGAGACGCTAATTATAGAGGCACTTACCAATTAACCAATACAGTACAAAACGATTATGATAATGTAGGCGCATCTATTTTAGATTATGGATTAGATGCTTCATATACAAAACCAGTATTTAACCCAGTATGGAACTTCCCAACCAGTAGTGCTAGTGATATAAACCAAACAATATACTTAAGAGTAAACATGCCTTCAGCAGGTTCAATAAGACTTAGATCATACGTATATTCAGCTACCCCTTATTTAACGGATAGCAAATACTGGAAAATATACTTTGATTCCGCAGGAGTATCAACGGGTAAAGAAATGACTACATACTGGAGCGCACCAATGAAATCACGAATAGTCACCACAGATGCTGCAAATGGTAATAATAAAAACTATAAGTTTAAAAAATACGGAACAGGTAACAGAGGGCATACCGATTTATTAGCTAATCTACCCGATAATGCTTTCAGCTCATCTTACAATGCTATTACATACAGAGGAGCAAAAACACAGTTTGTCAGTATGGACAGTAACAGACTCCCATATTTTGACGGTACGAATGATCGTATTGAACTCAATAAAGTATATCCTCCAGAGGATTCGATACAATTTAGTAGCGATAACAACCACATAACTTTTATTGCGTGGGTTAGGTCCGATGGTCCATCAAACGAAAGAAGAGGTATCTTCAGTTCTTATGCTCATCCAGAATTTGATCATGGTGGGATAAACCTATACGGTACGAGCACTGGAGCAATACAAGTTCAGACAATAGATACAGCTCTTGAAAGTCGCCAAGTTTCATCATCTAACTTTAGTATATACGATGGAGACTGGAAATGTGTAGGATTCAGATTATCAACACAAGCAATAACAGTGTTCTACTTTGACAGTAATGATGACTTAGTAACATCTTCTTTATTAGAAGACGGTACACGAACAGTTAATAGTTCCGGGTACAATGTCATGAAAGACTTGACAATAGGAGCTGAATTTGAGGGCTCAAATACATACTGGGAGGGTAGTATAGATGGAGTAAGGTATTTTGAAAAAGTAGAAAAGACAGACAAAGATTTAATTGCGTATTATAACTCAACTAAAAAAAGATTCATATAATGTTTATAGGTCCAAACACAAACGCAAGCAAAGTTAGCTGGGGATACGACACAGGATATCCAGTAGTTGAATCAAACTTAGATAGTTACAGATTTAATGCTGGGGAACCAACTTATAACTATGTTTCAGATAATAATAACCCATTCGGTTCAGTATCAGATTGGACAGAACATGGATGGCCTGGAGATGTAGAATGGAGTCAAGCAGAAAATGCAATCGAGTTAACAGCAACAAATGGATGGCATAGCATATATTACGAATTAGGAAACGGTGTAATATCGGAAAATATGTACGTATCATTTGAATATAAACTTAAATCACAACAAACCTCAGGAATATGGGGATTCGTACTTAACGGAACTTCGTTAGGTAATTACAACGTAAGTTTAGGTAATTTTACATCACCATCTCTTACAGAATGGAAAACCTACACAGGATCGTTTACCGGTGTTAATAGTACAAATGGAACTAGAATATGCATAGGATTGCGAGGCACAGACAACGGAGGTCTTACAGATACAATTTATATTAGGAGACTACAGGTGGAAAAAAATACCCACCACACACCCTTTGCAGGCTTAGCTTTTGCATATCCACCTAATGGACATGGATCTAGAGTAGCATATACAGGAAGTCAAGGTAGTAACTCAGGTCAATTTCTACCGACTTCACTAAAAAACATTGTACAGCCATATACATACCCTGCTTTTTCTGGAACAGGATTCCCAACAATGGTTAGTAGTGCTGACCAGTTATTAAAGTGGAAGATAAACGTAGAAGATGTAACATTTAATTCAAATGCACAGATGGAATTTGATGGTACTGATGATAAGATGAAAGAGAGCTGGCCTGCATCATTAAATATTGATAATACAGACAAGCCAAGGACTTGGGAAGTAGTATTTAAAACAGATACACTTACTGGAGTGCATTGTATATTCGGACATAAATCAGGCGATGGTTGCTCTCACTACTGTAATGGAGGTATTCGACAAAGTAGTAATAAAGTACAGTTTGTATGGTATGATAATTCTAACTATCAATTTCTACAAGGAACAACAACACTTACAACAACATCTTATTACCATGTAGTAGCAGTATGGGATGAATCAACATTATACCCTAGCCTTTATGTAAACGGAGAACAAGTAGGATCTTGGGGTTCTGCTTCTACTCTAAACTATTCATCAGGTATGCAACAATACAATATAGGGTTTAACTCTAAATCAGGAGGAAAGGAATACTTTGATGGAGTTATTCCGATAGTTAAATTTTATAGTAATAGATTAACAGAAACAGAAATAAAACAAAACTTTAAAGGAATTAAAAAAAGATTTAATATTTGATATTTATAATTAAAACATAATAACAATGAGTAGATTTCCAAACAGACGCTGGTTAGTAGTACCAGCAACAGACGTAGAAACTATAGATTTTAATCAGGTTTTAGAACATTCAGCGGAAGGTCTAAGATACTCTATAGATAACACAAAAACCTTCGTAAAGTACGAAGTTAATGAAATAACCGCATCATACTCAACAATAGGTATGGATGCTGAAACAGGAGAAGAAATTTCAATTTTACACGAAGCAGGTGTATATGGTAGACCGTCTTTTTATTTAGATAGTTACTCTGAATATACACATAGTGAAATACTAGCTTTACTAGCAACAGATGAATGGACTGATCAAGATGTATTAGATTCACCATCATAAACTTAGTATATGGCTTCTCATTTAGGACCAAATATAATTGAAGAAGGGTTAGTAGTTGGATATGATACCGGCTACCCGTTAGTGGGTACTTCTAGAGATGTCTTTAAATTTAATAAAGGTAAACCAACAACAAATTTACTTACACAAACAGGAGCACAATCTTTAGATGTCCGTACAGATATATACAACAATACAACAAAGACTGATCTTGGAGGCGGTAAATTTAAATTCGTTAATGACGGAACAGGTGGATCAACCATTAGACTATACACAAACGTTAATGATCTAACTGATAATGCAATTTACGGATGTAGTGTTAATTATGAAAACTTTAACCCTGGAGTAGGAACTGCCGTTATTTTAGATTGGTGTGATGTAAACAACACAGCATTTTCAGTAGCAAACTTTGGTTCTTCTAATAGGGTGTTTATGTCAGGTTCTAGATCTGAGTATAACTCTACATATCGGTTTCTAGATATATCAGTACCAGTAAGTTCATCTATTACGTTATTTAATGCACAAGTAGAATTAGGGGTACCTTCACCATTCACAGATGATATAAGATCAGTATCTGGATCGTTGATAGATTTAAAAAGATCAAAAGATATAAACGTAAGTAATGTAAGTTTTAACAGTAATGCACAAATAGCTTTTGATGGAACAAACGATTCTATAGAAATAGCTGATTCAAACGATTTAGATTTAACATCAAACCTATCTTTTGAATTTATAGTAAAAGCAGATTCATCTCAAAGTAACCCTTACCCGAGATTACTAGATAAAAGTGTTTACTTAGTACACCTTAGTGTGTCATCACCATTTTCTATCGCACAAAATATATCAACATCAGATGGTCTGAGGCAGGTAAATGTAGGGAGTGCGTTTCCATCAGATAAATGGACTCATATAATTACATCATACGACGGACAAAACGGTAGGATATATGTTAATGGAAGTTTAGTAGCAACAAATAGCTGGAGTACAACATTGCCCTGTAACACAAACAGTGCTACATTAAAAATAGGAGGAGATGGAGGAACAAATAGACCGCTTAATGGAGAGTTACCCATAGCTAAGATTTATAACAAAGTATTAACTGCAGAAGAAGTATTAAATAGTTTTAATAGTTTACGACATAGATTTGAATTGTAAGTATTAATGTAACTATTTATTATAGACCTTTTGGAAAATGAAAAAAGGATATTATTATGGCAAACGAATTTAAAGTAAAAAAAGGACTGATCGTTGATGGATCAGGCTCAGTAGTATTAGATGTCCGTGGTTCTCATGGACAATTATTTTCTGTAACAGACTCTCTTTCAGGATCGTTATTCGGTATATCAGATATATCCGGTATTCCTATCTTTGAAGTCTTTTCTGATGACACTATTAAAATGGGTACTCATGGAGCAGAAGCTATAATAATATCCGGTAGTACAGCTACCATATCTAACGGAATTCTTTCTGGTTCATTTTCTGGTTCTTTTGTAGGAGATGCATCAGGATTGACAGGTCTTTCATCAGGAGCAGTTACTGCAATTAATAATGCGACTGCTAATGAATTAGTAACCGTTGGGTCTACCACAACAGAATTAGATGCTGAAGCAAATCTTACTTTTAACGGAACACTATTAGATGTAACCGGTAATATAGCTTCATCAGGAACTGGTTCATTTGAAAAATTAAATATAGGAGCTACGCAAGGTTCTTACTTATTAAATGTAGGAGGTTACACAAGAGCAGGAGGCGTAGACTTACTAAATGGAGTTGTATACACAAACGCTGCTAGGATAACTAGTATAGAGGATAAAGTAAATAATACCTATTCCTCAATATCATTTGCAGGAGCAACAAGAAGTATAACTTTCATGACAAGTGGAAGTAATAGAATGGTAATAAACTCCGATGGTGATGTTAATGTATTGGGCGGTGCTTTATCCATATCTGGTGACGGTAGCAACGCGGTAACATTTACAGAAAGTAGTGCTGGAATTATGACCATTGCAGCTCCAGACGATATAATATTAGATGCTGGAGGCGATATAGCTTTTGACGCGGCTGGTAACGATATTAGATTAAAAGCAGCAGGAACAAATTTCGGTACGTTTACAAAAAGTGGAAATCATTTTTTAATAACTTCTAATGTTACAGATGGTGATATAAAGTTTTATGGAAATGATGATGGAACATCTGTAAACGCGCTTACTCTTGATATGTCAGACGGTGGTTCTGCTTTATTTAGCCACAACATAGGTCTTCCTTCTGGTGGTGAGCTTGATTTTGCTGCAGGCGATGTTAAATTTGTACATAGTAGTAATAAATTAACCTTAAATGGAGGAGAGTTAATGGTTAACTCAACACTCGGGGTTAATACAACATCAGTTAATTCTGCGAATAAGCTAGAGGTTCACGGACAAGCCAGAATAGACGGAAAGATGATGATTGGCGATAGCACCCTAAGTAATGCTGTTAACGCTGCTGTACAATTACAGATTAAAAACGCTGGTCAAGCAGGTATCAGGTTAGAAGACTCAGACAGTAATAATTTAGCGTTTGACCTTATTGTAGACGAGGGCGTAGGGTTTTTAATAAAAGAAACTGTAGGTGGAGATGCTGGAGATGATATTAGACTTACAATAGCTGAATCTACCGGGGATGCAACTTTTTCCGGTAAGATAAGCGGTACAGAATTAGAAGGTACTAGCTTAGATATAAACGGTAATGCTGATATAGGAGGCAATTTGACATTATCATCAGGGGGTAATATTTTCGGTAGCACTGGTGATTTTATAATACAAAATAATGCTGGCGCTCAATTTGATCTTAAATCAAATCAAGGTATAAGATTATTTATTGATGCAAATAATGACGACAACACCCGTAAATTTGAAATACTTTCTAATACAGGTAGTTATAATTCTGCTAACGTAGTTGCTAGTGTTAATCAAAGTGGTAATGCAATTTTTGAAGGAACCATAGATGGAGGAGCTATAACATCGACCGGTAAGATAAGCGGTACGGAATTAGAAGGTACAAGTTTAGACATTAACGGTAATGGTAATTTATCAGGAACACTTACAATACCTGGTGGTTTTGCAACTACTATACTAGACGGTGATAATGTTGTTGTTAAAAAACCTGACTACTCAAGTGGTGGTTGGGCAAGAGCATTGATGAATTTTAAAGAACACGATAACACATCTTTATATGCGATAGGAGCTTACGGAAGTAATAATACATTTAGCTATGGGTATATAGGTACCGCTTACAACGACACTACTATGAGATGGGCAGCTGATAAAACTGTTACTTTTGGAGGTAACGTTACGGCTGGTAGCAACTCTTTAACGGCTGGTGCTTTAGACATAAACGGTGATGCCGATATATCTGGAACGCTGACATTGGGAACTGCTTTAGCAGTTGCTGAAGGAGGAACTGGAGCAACAGCAAGTACATTGTGGTTAAACTCAAATGCTTTTTCTAATTTTGCAGTATCAACAGCTGATTATGATACCATTACAACTAGAGGTCTTTATAGATTTCAAGGAACCACAAACGGACCTTTCGGCACTTCCCATACTACAGGACTAACACTTACAGAAGGTAGTGGTAATTACGGATGGCAGATGACTTCTAACAGTAGTGCTAATAATGGAGAGGGGTTAGCATATAGGTATAGAGGTACGAGTTGGGGACCATGGCAAACACTAGTTACTAAAACATTTGGAGATGGCAGGTATGCAACACTAGCTTCAGGAAGTTTAGCAGGAACAGCAGTACAGCCGAATACTTCTCCAACATTTGACGACTTAACAGTAACCGGTAACCTTGTAATTACAGGAACAGTAGACACTTATAACGTAAATAATTTAAATGTAGTTGATAAACTTATTATCCTTGGAGCAGGACAAACAGAAGCAAACTCAGGAGGTTCAGGTATATTTGTATCTGGTTCAAGTGCTAGTATACTATGGGATGAAACTAATAATACCTGGGACTTTAATAAAAGCTTAGACATAATCGGTAATCTGACCACTTCAGGAAACATTACAGGAGGGGGATTAACACTTAATGGAAGTTTATCTAGAGGAACTTATGTTGCCTCATCTAACTACCATACAGGATCAGATAACATTGTATTAAAAGGAAACTCTGTAGGGATAAGCGGTATATTCTTCGAATCAGAAAAAGATGGTACTAACATTAACCATAGTACTGATTTTGGATTTATACAATACCATGCCTACGGTACAGGGACATCTGGAGAAAATGCTGAATTAATAGTAGGTGTTTCAAACGACAGTACAGATCACGTAATACTTAACGCTCCACACGCAGAAGGATTCAGGGTAAGAGTTGGTGCTAGTGAAACAGACTATAAGATCTTCCACGAAGGACATAAACCAGTCTATAGTGAAATATCAGGAACAGTTCCAACTTGGAATCAAGATACAACAGGAACTGCAGATAATGCTACTTCAGCATCACATGCATTAACAGCAGATACAGCTACTACTGCTGCATCAGCTACTGCTGCTGATACTGCTAATACTGCTACTTCTGCTACTTCAGCATCACATGCATTAACAGCAAATAGTGCTACTACTGCTACTTCTGCTACTTCAGCTACTTCAGCTACTTCAGCATCACATGCATTAATAGCAGATACAGTAACTACAAATGCTAATTTAACTGGACATATTACATCAGTAGGAAATGCAACATCGCTAGGATCATTTACAACAGCACAATTAAATACTGCTATTTCGGATGGTACAGTTCTAACTGCAGAAGCAGATACTTTAGATACTGTTGCCGATAGAGGTTCTAGTACAAATCAAACTATTAAATCTACAAATGGATTAGGTTTTAAAGTTGATTCATCAGCATCTGCTAGAATAGAAATAGAAAATGGAGGAAGTAATTGGGCATATTTAAGACTTAGAGACGACAGTACGGTATCATGGGATATCGCATCCTACAATGGTGGTAATCTAGAATGGAGACCTGCAGGTAGTGCTACTAATAGAATGACATATTCTTCTGCAGGGTTACTATCGGTACCTTCTATTACTACAACAGGAAATATACACCTAGACAACGATTCAGCTCAACTTCAGTTAGGAGATGACAATGATATGCAAATATTCCATAACGGAGCAAATGGTGAAATAAATAACTCAACGGGTAACTTTACTATCGACTCTGCAGGAGATATAATTTTAGATGCAGCAGGAGATTCTATACAACTTACTGATAACGGTACGCTTATTGGTAAAGTTAATATGACTTCACAGAACCTTACATTTATCTCCTCAGTTAGTAACAAGGATATGATATTTAGAGGTAATGACGGCGGTACATTTTTTACGGCTTTATCGTTAGATATGTCAAATGCAGGAACAGCTGCATTTGCAAGTGACATTGTTGTCAATGGTGACCAAATAAGATTTATAAATGACGCAGCAGCAGCATACCTAAGCGCAGCAGATGCTTTAATAATACAGTCTGATTATAATACCGGAGAAAACAAACCGATATACCTACAGCCTTCAGCAGTTACTGAGTTAACAGTAGCAACAGGTAAATCTACCTTTGTTGGTAATGTGGGGATAGGAACAGATACCCCAGCATCTAAATTGCATGTTTCTGGTACAACAGATCTAGTTACTATAGAAGGATCAGGAAGTGTACTATTTGACGTACAGGGATCCCAAGGTCAGTTATTCTCAATAACAGATTCTTTAGAAGGTACATTATTCTCTGTTAGTGACGTAGCTGGTATTCCAATCTTAGAAGTAGATTCTTCTGATAAGGTTACAATGGGTTCATTTGGAGCTAACACGCTTGTAGTTACAGGTTCTTACACACTCTTTGGTACAAGCTCTCCTAATACAACATTTGCAAGCACAGTTCAAATACATGAGAGAGCGTTATTACTAGACCATACAGACCATACACAACCTATATTAATTGTAGGAGGAGGCGCATCAGCAGGAGTAACCGGATCTTTAACTTTTTACACTTCAAATACAACAGGTCAGCATCAAATGATCATTGAATCTGGACACTCCTCAGGAGAAGTAAGATTTATTAATAATAGACTTATACTAGACGGGAAGTTAAATATAGGTAGTGTAGCAGGTACTACCACAGATACAGATAAATTCTTAGTACTGGACGGAGCAGTTGTTAAATATGTTTCTGGATCTCAATTACTAAACCAAATAGGAGGAATCGGTCCTTCCGGAGCAACATTAGACAGTGTAACTGATAATGGATCTACAACAACTAATGATCTTGCAACAGGTGCTTTAAATGTTAGCGGAGCAATTCGCTTAGAGACAGCTGCAGAGTCTGATATATACACCCAAGGTGATGAAATACACCTACTAGCAGGAGGTCCTGGCGGATCGGGATTACATGTAAACGACGCAACTGGACAAGTTAAAACCGATGGTGATTTCGCAGTAGGAACTATTGGTGCAATAAATCACAACTTCCATGTTTCAGGAAATGCAAATATAACTTCAACTCTGTTAGTTACCGGAAGCGCAAATTTCAAAAGTAACGTAGATATTAATGGATATATAGACGTAGTTCAAAATTCTGTCTTTAATAATGACTTAGAAGTCGGAGGAGATCTAGATACAGCAAGATTGTATGCAGATGAACAAATTACTGTTGGAGTAGATAACGGTGTTGATGGTAAACTATACATTAAACAAAACGATTCCACAATCAACAGCGGTATTATTATAAATCAACAAGGAGCAGGAGATGCTAGATTAGCGTTCCAAAAAGGAACAGGTACATTTGCAATGGGTATTGATGGAACTGATGGTAAGTTTAAAATGGCAGGTTCAAACCTCAGCGCAGGGACACCAAGCCTAACATTAACTTCAGGAAATGTTATTGTTAACGGAGATACAGCTCATGTAAGTACAGGGGAAACATCAAAATTATCTGTAAACGGTAGAATAAGCGGTCGCATCAGAAGAACACCAGATGCTACTTCAAATCATTCAGCAGTTGCAGGACAACAAAACTACTGGACAAAATTAGCGAAGTTTTCAATAACAAGTGCTGCTAATGAAATAAGAGCTACATACACACTGATGATGGAAGAGATATCTCAAGCAGGGTATATGAGATTTGCAGTTGAACTAAGATCTAATAGTTCAGGTACTACACCTCAAGTAGCTGATATTAGAATACTTGAAATGGCAAGTGGAGCAGATAGTTTTGAAGCAAGATCAGGAACCGGTGCTGGATCAGCATATCAAGCAGATAGTTTAAAATTAGTAGTAAACTCGAATACAGATATACAGCTGTGGGTACAAAAGAAACAACAATACGGAGTAGCAGCATTATTTGAAGATACAATAGTTTACGACAACTTCTTTAATAGTACTGATAATGCAGCAGTAACTTACTATAATAATTCATCATGGCAATCTAACGAACCTTTATCAGCAGCAGGAGGTAATGTTAGAACTAGAATGCCATCAATGGTGACACAGCATCAATATGCTTTCTTTTCAAACACAACATCATTAAGGTATATACCAAATTATGCTTCTTTTCTTGGTAGCTCATTAAATTATACATCACGTTTCTTAATACCTAAAGGCGCAACATTGGTAGGGGTAGGTATTACCACTCAATCCACCTTACTTGGTAATAATAAATTAAGGTTATATGATGCAGACGTAGTTGCATTACCATCACTATTAGACACGCAAACTTTCACAGTTACTGCAAACCGACAAACGTGGATACAGTTTAATAAGCAAATTAATATGAATGGAACAGCTGGTAATCAAAACGCAATAGCATTTGGGATTGAGGCAGCAACTAGCAGTAACCACTATTGGAATATGGTAGCTGTATGGAATATTTAAAAAATAAAAGGTAATAAGATATGGCAAGAATAAACGACAATATTAGAAGTAAGAGATTAAAGAAACAAGCTAGTTCTGCGGAATTAACAGAGATGGCTAAGAAAAGCAGAAAAGCGGAAATGAATACTTCCGGTGAATTAATTATGACATCTGAGATTAAAGAAGCAATCGAACAAGCATCAGATCCTTCAGTATTAATTAATGACCCTGCTTTATTTAATCAAGCTAAATTCTACCTTAAACAATTAGAAGACTTAAGAGAAGAAATAGAAGAAATACATGCATACATTGTAGATGCTTTTGGTAAAGATTCAACAGCAGCAGCAAGTGTAGGAGGAAAAGGTGATAAAGGTGATAAAGGAGACCCTGGTACTAATGGTGCAGACGGAACAGCAGGTGCTAAAGGAGACAAGGGTAACCCTGGTACAGACGGAACAAATGGTTCTAAGGGCGATAAAGGAGATAAAGGAAACCCTGGTACAAACGGTACAAACGGAACAAATGGAGCAAAAGGAGATAAAGGAAACCCTGGTACAAATGGCACTGATGGTACAAACGGTTCTAAGGGCGATAAAGGTGACAAAGGAGATAAAGGTGACAAAGGAGATAAAGGTAATACTGGAGATACTTTAGCAGTATCTAATAACAGTAACGATCGAATTATAACTGCAACCGGAGGATCAAGCGTTAATGCAGAATCTACATTAACATATAACGGCTCTAGATTAAGAACACCAGAAGTAACTTCAAATAGATACTTTCAAAATCCATCAGGAATACCGACAAATAACCTTGGAGATCCAACGGTAACCGAAATGGCTTTATTTGAATCTCAATTTTCCAATAAAACCGGGTTAAATAATAGTTATGATGATTTAAAATATTTATTGTTCTACATACAAGCTAACGAAGAATCTGAATGGAAAGAAGTAGAAGTTTCAGATGATCAAAAAAGAAGATTCTTAAGAACAAACAATTCAAATGTAGCAATACCAACAGGAACTTATAAATTTAGAGTTGAATTTAAAGGAAGATACTATACTTTTGCAAACGCAATGTACTGTTACTGGTCAAGTCAATCACATAATAGTACGGTACATGTTTGGAAAAAAAGATGTTCTGACCAAAAATGGATACAGCACACAAGTTCCACAAGTAGAGTATCATCTTGGCCAGGTCATTTATACCTACCTTTTAGCACAATACCTTGGCATGAAACAAATACAACATCTACAGGGCATTATACCCACGTAAGAATAGAATTTACACCTAATTACAGTACTGGAAATTACCAAGAAAGACCCCTTGCTCTGTACGGTATGCAAATATGGGGAGGATATCCAGCTGGAAGAAAAACACAACATTATTATGACCATAACGGTAGACTAAATATTACTAAAGAAGCAGATGTAAAAGGAATTTTACTATCTAATGGGAATAAGGTAATAGAAAACGGCAATTGGGTAGGAAACAACTCAGGACTAGTAGGACCAAAAGGAGACAAAGGTGATACTGGCGCAGCTGGTTCAAATGGTACAAACGGAGCAAAAGGAGACAAAGGGGATGCCGGTGCTGCTGGTACAAATGGATCAAATGGATCAAATGGAGCAAAAGGTGACAAAGGTGATACAGGATCAGCTGGAGCTAGAGGTCCTGCAGGAACAGACGGTGCTGCTGGTGCTAAAGGAGATAAAGGTGATGCAGGTGCAAGAGGTACAGCAGGCACAGATGGATCTGATGGAGCAAGAGGACCAGCTGGGACAGACGGTTCAGATGGAGCAAGAGGACCCGCTGGAGCAGCTGGGTCAGATGGGTCAGATGGTGCACGTGGCCCTGCAGGTGCTAAAGGGGATGCCGGTGCTGCTGGTGCAAGAGGACCTGCTGGTTCTGCAGGAGCAAAGGGAGACACAGGTGCAGCTGGATTAACTGGAGCTAGAGGCCCTGCCGGAGCTAATGGTACAAATGGTGCTGCCGGAGCAGCTGGAGCTAGAGGTCCTGCCGGAGCTAAAGGAGATACAGGAGCTAGAGGTCCTGCAGGTAATGATGCAAAGCTAGATGGTACATCTCAAGAAATAACTGTATCAACCGGTAAAGCGACAATTAACCTAGTCTTTGAAAACGGTCTACTTATATCTGCAAAATAAAAAAAACATAAATAAGTTGGATAGTAATATATTTATTCTTATATTATAATAATATTAATCGATTAAATAAAAGTTTTACAATTATGTCAAAAACAAAATTAACTGAAGAAGAAGTAAAGAGCTTAAACGAACTTCAACAAAAGAACGCAGCTTTAGTAAATGAACTAGGAACAATTAGCTTAGCAGAGATTAGCTTAGTAGATCGTTCTAATGCAGCTAAATCATTTTTAGAAGAACTTAGATCTGAAGAAAGAGAATTAGCAAAAAGCTTAGAGGAGAAATACGGAGCAGGTCAAATTGATCTTAAATCCGGTGAATTCATCGCAGCAACTAAAGAAGAAGAAGTAGTATCAGCAGAGTAATCAGCAAATATACATACTTATTTATAGGTTGGAGGGTTTTTACATCCTCCTTCCCTATTTATATAAGAGAAATAAAAACATTTATATACTAGACTGTTTTACATTCCTAAACGATATTTATATTAAACAATTAATAAACTAGACCAGACATGGCAGAAAAAATTATTTCCCCAGGTGTTTTTACAAGAGAAAACGATATTTCATTTGTAACGCCAGCACCAGTCGATGCGAGTTCAGCATTTATAGGACCGACGGTAAAAGGACCAGTAGAGCAACCAACTATAGTAACTTCATTTAATGAATATAAAGCTATATTCGGCGATATCTTTGTATCAGCATCTGTTAATAAAGAGTTCTTAACATCATTAGCTATTAAAAACTTCTTCCAACAAGGAGGTAATTCAGCTTTAGTAACAAGAGTCGTTAGTGCATCAGGAACTTGGACAAGTGCAAAATCAGGAGCAGTTACTGCATCTGCAGCAGCAGAAGTACCATTTGAACTTAAAACGCACGGTCAAGGAGTTATATATAATAACGGTACAGGCGCTGTAGATCATGGAGCAGAAATTGCTAATAGCGGCGGTACAATGAAATCTGGATCAGCTGACAACATAAGATGGGAAGTATCAGCTAAAGATAATGAAGCTGGAACATTTACTTTATCGATAAGACGAGGAAATGATAACCACTCTAATAAAGTAATTTTAGAGCAGTATAATAATGTATCATTAGATCCTAATAGTGATAACTACATTGAAAAAAGAATTGGAAATCAAGTAACAACTGTTGTTACAGATGGTACACAGAAATACGTACAATCTTCTGGTAACTATGTAAATAAATCTAGATATGTTTATGTTTCTGCAGTAGCAGGAGCAACTATCAATTATTTAGCAGCAGATGGCTTCACAGTTAACTCGAAAGGAACAACTTCATATTCAGCATCTTTACCACTAGAAACATCAGGATCGTTTTATAACGGTGCTGGAAACATCGTTAAAGCAGCTATGACATTTAACGAAGCAATATCCAATACTGATACACAGGGATTAGTAGCAGCAGATTACGAAACTGCGATAAACGTATTACAAAATAGAGACGAATACGTAATTAACGTATTATCAGCACCCGGTTTACTATATCAAAATGCAACTCATGCTACAGTGTTAGATTCACTTATGTCAGCAGCACAATTTAGAAGTGATTGTATAGCGATAGTAGATTTAGCTAATCACGGCTCAACTACAGCAAATTTAGTAACTCAAGCTAAAAAAGTAAACAGTTCATATTCAGCAGCATACTGGCCATGGGTACAGTTAAGCGGAGGAGCAGGATTGCAATGGGCACCAGCTTCTTGTACAGTACCTGGAGTTTATGCTTTTAATGATAGCGCAGCAGCACCTTGGTTTGCCCCAGCAGGTTTAGTAAGAGGTGGTATAACAGGAGTAATACAAGCAGAACAAAAACTAAGCAGAAATCAGAGAGATATATTATATGCTGCAAAAGTAAATCCAATCGCTACTTTCCCTGGACAAGGTATAGCAGTATTTGGACAAAAAACTTTACAGACAAAAGCTTCAGCATTAGACAGAGTAAATGTTAGAAGATTATTAATAGCTCTTAAGAAGTTCTTAGGAGATCAAGCAACAAACTTAGTATTTGAACAAAATACGATTGCAACAAGAAATAAATTCTTAGCAAACGTTAATCCTTACTTAGAATCAGTGGTACAGAGACAAGGTCTTTATGCTTACAGAGTAGTAATGGATGAATCAAATAACACAGCAGATGTAGTAGATAGAAATCAATTAATAGGTCAAGTATTTATTCAGCCAGCAAAAACAGCAGAATTTATAGTACTAGACTTTACAATTGAGCCAACTGGAGCAACATTTGTACAATAATTAAAAATAACCATATTTATAATAAAGTAAATACAACATGGCAGTATTAGACACATCAGAAGTAATGTTTAAAGCCTTTGAACCAAAGGTACAAAACAGATTTGTAATGTATATCGATAACATTCCATCTTTCATGGTAAAGAATGTTAAAGCACCTACCTTTACGGATAACATTATAAAACTAGACCACATTAACTCTTATAGAAAGATTAGAGGAAAAAGAGAATGGGAAGACATGACCTTCACATTATACGATCCAGTAACACCTTCTGGAGCTCAAGCTGTAATGGAGTGGGCAAGATTAGGATACGAATCAGTAACCGGTAGAGCAGGTTATTCTGATATGTATAAAAAGGATTTGACTTTAAATATTCTAGGTCCTGTAGGAGACGTAGTTGGAGAGTGGATCATCAAAGGAGCTATTTTAACAAATGGAGACTTTGGACAGTATGATTGGTCATCTGATGAACCAGTTGAAGTACAGATAACAGTAGCAATGGATTACTGCGTACTAAACTACTAGAAATTAACTTACATAGAGATTAAAAGAAAGACCCGGAACTTATCCGGGTTTTTTGTTGCCTACTAAATTTTTATTTCGTATATTTATATATAGAATAAGTTATAACTAAATAAAATTTATGGAATCAAAGTTTTCAATCCCAACAGAAGAGATCGAATTACCCTCAAAAGGTCTTTTATACTCACAAGACTCACCACTAGCTTCAGGTAAGTTAGAAATGAAGTACATGACTGCTAAAGAAGAAGATATTCTTACAAACAGAAATCTAATTAATAACGGTACAGTAATAGATAAGTTACTTAAATCTCTCATAGTTAATAAAGAAGTAAACTATAACGATTTACTTATAGGAGATAAAAATGCTGTAATGATAGCAGCAAGAATACTCTCTTACGGTAAAGACTACGATATTACATATAATGGAGAGAAAATCACAGTAGACTTAACAACATTACAGAATATAGAAATTGATGATAAGAAATACTCACAAGGTTCTAATTCTTTCTCATTTGATCTTCCTTCAACAGGTAATGCAGTAACATATAAACTTCTAACTCATGGAGATGAAAAATTACTAGAAAGAGAAATAGAAGGACTTAAAAAAATTACTAAAAACTCTTCACCAGAAGTATCTACAAGAATGAAATATATCATTACATCTGTAAACGGTATGACAGAGAAAAAAGATATAAGAGATTTTGTAGATAATTACTTACTAGCTAAAGATGCAAGAGCATTAAGAGCGGATTACGCTAAGAACCAACCCAACGTTAAGATGACATTCTTATACACAGACGAAGACGGCATGCAGGAGGATGTCGATTTGCCCATTGGGCTTAGCTTTTTTTGGCCTGACGCAGGCTGATCGTCTAAATATATTCTCACTTCTTCATGAAATAGTTTTCCACGGTAAAGGTGGTTATACCTGGAATGAAGTATATAATATGCCAATATGGTTAAGAAAGTTTACTTTTAATAAAATTAAAGAGTTTTATACTAAGGAAAACGAAGAGAATCAAAAGCAGTACGATAAAGCAAAAAACCGACAAGTTGCTAAACCTAACATAAAAACTAGATCAAAGCCAACTTATAGTACAAAGGCTTCTAGATAATAGAGGCCTTAACTATTTATATTATATAACAATACACAATGGCTGACGATAAGAACTTAGACCCGAAAAAAGCAGAAGAGGTAAAGAAAGAAACCGCTGCTGCCGTATCCCAGATTGAAAGATTTTCAAAAGAAGCAGAAAGAGCAAATCAAGCTTTAGTTGGAATAGCAGGTATGATGCGTAAAACAGCATCTGCCTCTGTAGACTTTGGAGCAGAATTAAAAGGAGCAGGCAACTTAACTAAACAGGTAGCAAGTCAAGCAGAAGCATTATCTAAATTTACGAAAGAAGATTTAAAAGATAAGACGAAGACCTCTGCAATACTAAAAAAACAGAAATTAGTAAAGGGTCAAATACAGGCTATAGAATCTAAAATTGCAGTTCTAAACGAAAAAGCAGCAAACGCAACAGAATCAGAATCTAAATTAATATTTAAAATAGTTGAAGGTTTAAATAGTGCAGCCGTAGAAGCAGAAAGTGTTTTAGGTACATTTCAAGAAATAGAAGATATTAATGATGATCTAAACAGTAAAACTAGTTGGATAGAATCTATAGCAGAAGTAGCAGGCGATATACCGGTAATTGGTAAATTTTTTAAAGAGTTTGACTCAGCAGCAAAAGAAGCTAGGAAAGCAGGAGCAGAAGGCGGTAGTGCACTGACAGCAGGAATGGGTGCAGTAGGTAAAGCTGCAGGTAAAATGGCATTAGCGTTTTCTGGTGCTATCTTTACTAAAGGTATATTTAAAACAAATCAAGATATAACAGACCTTTCTCGTAACTTAAACATAAGTAGAGAAGCTGCTACAGGTTTAGACAAAAAGTTTCGTGATGCAGGAATATCAATAAAAGGACTATCAGGTGATAACCTAAGAGAAGCTACAATGGCTGTCTCAAACCAATTAGGGATATCAGCAGACTTAAGTATAGAAACAGCAGCAGCAGCAGGAACAATGGTAAAGAAGTTTGGACTATCTGCGGAACAAGCAGCTAACCTAACTACATTTACTGCAGCAACTGGAAAGAATTTAAAGCAATTTAATGACAACCTTATAGGTACAGTAACTCTTCAAAATGCTGCAAACGGTACAGCTATTAGATACCAAGATGTAATGAAAGATATATCAGAAGCATCAGCAGCAACAACATTATCAACTTCTAAAATGCCAGGGGGACTAGCAAGAGCAGCAGTTGAAGCAAGAAAACTTGGTTTATCCTTTAGTAAAATGGAAGGTATAGCAGATAGCTTACTGGACTACGAAAGTTCCATAGCTAATGAGATGGAAGCAGAGTTACTAACTGGCCAACAGTTAAATCTGGACGGCGCAAGACAAGCAGCGCTTAGGAATGATTTAGTTGGTATGAGCCAAGAGTTAGCTAAAAACGGTATTACTCAAGCTAAATTCAGCAGTATGAACCGAATACAGCAAACTGCAATTGCCAAAGCAATGGGAATGTCCAGAGAAGAAATGGCAGAATCACTGATAAAACAGGAAGCAATTAAAAATTTAAGTTTCGATACATCCAAATCTCTTGATGAGAATATCAAAAAGGAAATGGAAGCTATTAAAACTTTAAGAGAGCAAGGAAAAATAAAAGAAGCAAATGCAAGACAACAGAAACTTCAAAACGAATTAGGAGAAACAGAAACTTATAGACAGTTAGAAAATAAATCTGCAGCAGAAGCACAAAAAGAAGCAATGCAAGATATGACAGCAGCAGTTGGAGATCTAGCAAGAGTGTTACAACCAGTAACTGCTATGTTCAGCAGTATATCAACAGTAGCTGGAGAAACATTTGTTTTCATAACTAAGATGGGTTCAAAAATGAAAGCACTTGGAGTAGTAATGATGGATGCTTTTAAACCTCTGAGTCAGTTAAAAACAATTCCTGAAACGGCAATGAAACTTTTTGGAAGACTTGGAAAATTTTTAGGAGGATCTTTTATTAAAGCAGGTGCAAAAGGAGGATTTAAATCACTTCTTAAAAAAATACCTGTTTTAGGAGCTTTAGTAGGTCTTGGATTCGCTGCAAAAAGATTTGCAAACGGAGACTATTTAGGAGCAGGTATGGAATTCTTATCAGGAGTAGCATCTATATTCCCAGGAATAGGAACTGCTGTTTCTGCCGGTTTAGATGTAGGGTTGATGGCAATGGATGCAGGAGGCGTAACAGGTAATAAGTCTACTAAAGCTAAAAATTCAAGAAGCACATCCCCTTCTGCTAATAATACTTCAGATGATGGTATTTATATGGATGACTTTACTATTCACGCTAATCCTAAGGACACTATTACAATGGCAGGCGGAACTAAATTAGGAGGTAATGTAGAAGCACTACTTGAAACATTAATTATGGAAGTTAGAAAAGGCGGAACTATTAATATGGATGGATATAAAGTAGGAGAAGTAATGGGTCTATCTGCAAGAGTAGGATTAGAGTAAAGTAAAAAATAACTATTTATAAATAAATAAACAACTATGTCAATCAAAAACACAATTCAAAACTCTCCCCTTGGATTAGGAGGAGCAGACTTAAGAGCAAACCACACTACGCAGAAATTGCAAGATTTGCTAAATACACCGTACAGCTTAAAAGGTAAAAAACCTGCACAAACATACACAGATGTATTAAAAAGCGCAGACATTGATACTTCTGTAGCAACTGATAATACAGGCAAAAACATTTAATAGAAACCAGATACAATGCCTTTAATTAATTTACAGACTAATCTTAAGAGTTTAACTTATGGTGAATTTGGTTCAGAATCTCCTTTTATTACTAAGGATATTAATAACCCACCTAATAGGAAAGGACTTACTTTAGAAACTGGAGCACGTATAGACGACCTTGCTAGATTTTCAAAATTTTTAATTTCTGGAAAAGGTGTAGCATGGGCGAGTAAACTAGGTGGATTAAATGTAATCGAAGAAGGTATAAAAAATAGCGATAGAGGTCTAGGCGGTAGATTGCTCGGCGGTGGCTGGTCTACTATAAAGCAAATTGCTTCTACAACTGCTCAAATACCTGTTAATGGTACTGGAACACACTTTATTGAAGGCTTTGGGGGTAAAAGAGGATACCTAAAAGGTATACAAGGGCATAAAGTATCAAGAACCCAAGGTACAATTGACGGTTCTAATAGAGATGTGAGAGATCTTAAACAGTACCTTCCGTTTAATGATAATGCAGATACAGTATTAATAGGGTCTAAAATATTAAAAAAATACGTTAAGAGAGATAGGTTCGGAAATACACAGAAGTACATGGTCGATCAGTTAAGACCAATGGACATTAATAAACCAGAAACCGATCCTAGGGGTATAAAGAATGAATTTATTTCAAATACATTTGAACCTGGATTAAACGAATATTCTGCACAGTCAATAGCAATGGGTTCACATACAAGGAATCAAGAAGCAGCAGCAGTAAATAATAGAAGTGGACAAGGTTTTCATACTTCAACAGCAGAAGATGAACCTTTCAGAGGAGATGCAATAAATATGCGTAGTCCATTTACGTCCTCAATGGGAGACTTTGTAGAAAATTATAGTAATAATAAGGAAAAGAAGAAATACAAAGGGTACGATTTAATAAAATTCTGTATAGATACAGTAACACCTATTAGTGAAGGACCAGATGGACCGCTTATAACAAGACTAGATTTTCGAGCATATTTAGATAGCTTTACAGATAATTTTAATAGTAGTTGGAACGGCACACAGTATATAGGTAGAGCAGAAGAAATGTACAGTTACGGTGGGTTTAGTAGAGATATTAGTTTTGGATTTAAGCTAGTAGCATCAAGTGGTCAAGAGTTAATACCGATGTATAAAAAACTCAACGCATTAGTAGGATCAACAGCACCTACATATTTAGGGCAGAACTTTATGCGAGGCACATTTAGCAGAGTAACAATTGGAGATTACATGAATAATTTACCTGGTTTTATAAAATCAGTAAACCTAACATGGAATACAGATTACACATTTGCATCTCGAGCGGACGACGGTGGGCAACAACTACCCACAATCTTAGATGTGCAAATACAGTACCAACCTATACACTCCCAAGCTCCTACCAATGGAAATATCTTCATAGGTAGCAAAAAACTGTTAAAACCAGAAGAGTAGACAAAAAATTATATAATTATGAATAGATACAAAGGCATTTATGTAGCACCGTCAAACTCTGGAGTAAACTATAGAGTAAATACAATATTTCCGACAATAGAACCTCAACAAGATGATTTGTATGTTATTACTACAGGAGGAGATAGATACGATACTTTAGCATCAACATACTATAAGAATTCATCACTATGGTGGATAATAGCATCAGCAAACAATAGCAAGAAAGATTCATTAAATGTATTACCCGGTGTACAGATAAGAATACCAATGGATACAACCAATATAATACAGCAGTATAAAGAGTTAAACAAAAATAGGTAATGGCAGATAACTTAAAAGGTAAGCTCCATGGAGTCCCTCTAAACACAGGAGTTCTAAAACAACTTAAGTATAGAGAGGAATTGCTGAAAAAAACAGAAAAAAATGTAGATGAACTTATGCTCGGTAATAATAGAGGAGCATGGGTGACTTTAACTTCCGGAGTATCTATTTTAAGCGACCTTCAACAAGAGAAACAAGAATATATACAACGTTTAAAAAGCAAAGGCTCTCCAGATGATTACAGGTATGCGGAATGGCATGCTCTAGCAGCAGAAATGGAAGCAGAAATACAGAAAGATGTTGCAGGTTACGGAAATGAGTTTGCCCGTGCAAATGTTCTTTCAGGTGGAGTGCTGTATGGTAGTTTAGGAGATACAGAAGACCCAAACAAAAAAACCCTTAATTACCAACGTAGGACAGGTATACACTTTAATGCACCTTACAGCCCGTATGGTGTACAGACATCTTACGAAGACTCTGAAATACTAGGGCTAAGACCAATGCCCGGTATAGTGGATTTTAAATTGGTATCACAGTCAACCTTTGGTACTTTAAGAAAAGCTACTATTCAGATAAAAGCCCACTCACCAGAACAGCTCAGTATGTTAGAGCAGTTATACTTTAGACCGGGGTTTACAATGTTACTAGAGTGGGGGAATACTTCTTATATAGATAAAGATGGGGATTTATCTAATGGTAGATACTCAGCATCAAAGAAATTTGTACTTGGTAAATATGTAGAAACTGAAGTAAACGATGGAACTGAAGAAGACCCTGAAATGGTTACGAAAGCTCCTATGCAAATGTTAAAAAGAGACATTAAAGAGCATAGAGAAGAGTCTGGAGGTAATTACGACGGTATGGTAGGTAAAGTTGTTAACTTTTCTTGGAGTTTAGATAAAGATTTATCATATACAGCAAATTTAACAGTACTTTCAGAAGGAGAAACCATTGATGCAGTTAAAACTACATTTGTAGCCCCAAAGGAGGTAGTAGATGCAACAAATTCTTCAGCAAACGAGGATTACTTAGTATCGGTACTTGATTTCTTACGTCGACCAGATAAAGAAGATGGGCAAACAGTACAAGAATTTTGTGATGAAAAATTCGGTAAAGATGAAGTATATAGACTAGCTAGTACGTTTACAGTAAAACAATCAGGAGAGTCTACAAAAACTAGACGTAAAAGAAGAAGTTATATATCGCTCTGCGAATTCTTAAAAATATTTAATAAGATAATTTTAGAAGAACAAGACACGGGTAATGTAGCTGTAAAATTTGATACTAAATTTGATCAAGTGATGTCAACATTTCCAGGACATATAACTAATGATCCAGCAATAGCAATAATGCCATTCAGGGCCGGAAAACCTTTTAGTACTTCATTTCCTAATGCTGAAGAGTGGAACCTTTATGGTTTTGCTCAGGATAAATTCGGCACCGCTTTTCATAAACCTGTAATCAGTCCTGAGAATAGAGATAGAATTAGAAGAAAATCTGTAGGTGAACTAGTAACACCAGGCAACAAAGCAGCCCCGTGGGCAACAACAGCAGCAGCAAAACATACACTACCTAGATTATTAAAAATCTCAGGAGAAGATTCAGCAGAAGAATCCCCGTTAAAGATAATGATATCAATCAGTCATTTAATTAGAATACAGAAATCTTTTGTAGAAAATAGGAATAAAGACTTAGAGATTAAAGCAGTAGTATCACAGTTTTTTAGTAGATTACTGAGTGATTTAAATGCTACTCTAGGCGGTATAAATAGACTGGCCCTATACTTTAACGATGATCAATCATCCTGGCACATAGTAGATCAGAACAACTTTGATTTAGGTACACAGAACTTAGATGCCGGTACAACAGCAATGCCACCTAAGTTAAACATAGTAGGACTCAAAACAGAAGTATCCAGTCTAAAAATAGAAAGTAAAATATCAAACGAAATGTTCAACATGATGTCTTCAGCTGCAGCAGCAGGAGGATACAGCACAGACGAATCGATCGAAGGATTTTTACAGTATAATAAGAACCTACGTGATAGGTACTCTCCATACGCCCCTACAGCACCAGAGACAAATGTACCTTCGATAAGAGATAATTACTTTGCTTCATGTACAGAAGAAACCTTTAAGTCTTTATCAAAACCTTGGCATAACTTAGTTGTTAATGGTATATATAGTAAAGAAGACTATGAAGATAATAAAGAGCTACACAGAAAGTATATGGTAGCAATGTTTGCAATGAAGGAACAAAAACTACGAGAAGAACAAGTACCACGTCCTTTTGGTGGAGCATTGCCTATTTCATTAAGTCTAACAATGAGAGGTGTAGCGGGAATGAAAGTTGGAGAAGCATTCACAATAAATGAAGAAATACTTCCATCGCGTAACAGAGGAAGAATAGCCTTTACAATTGTAGGTATAGACCACAGTATAAATTTAGATAATAACTGGGTAACAAGCTTAAACACATTAATGTACAACCTACCCGGTGTTGCAGACCCTATACCAGAAGAAGATAACTACGAAGGAGATAAAGTAGAAGAGGGAGATCCAGCAGAACCAGTACCAACCAAAGATACTCCTAATGCAAACAGACTTAGAGCAGCTTTAGCAGATTTAGGTTATTTAGAAAAACAAATACCAGAATACTCTGTAGGAGAACTTACAAGTGCTATTGATCGAGAAAAACTAAAAGATGGATCACCAGGACCAGACATTTCGTCGGATATGGCAGATGCAGCAATATCACTATTTAATACGTTAAAATCTGAACTACCATCGCTTTCTATAAACACAACAGGAGGAAACGATCACTATCATCATAGCGACGCATTAGACTATACAAGTAGACATGTTATGGGTAACGCAATTGATTTTAAATTTACTCCCTACACTGTAAAAAACTATCACAAAGTTAGAGATATACTTTACGGGTATGCCCTTGGTACCGATGGAGAAGTTAAATTTAAAGATGAGTATGCGAGGCTTTCTGGAGCAGCAACCGGTGCCCATATGCACGTAGTGTTTGGTAAAGGTGGCAGAGACGGAGCATCTGAATTAAGAGTAGCAAGAAGAAGATTAAAAGACAACCCAGAATTTAAAACTTTTACAGTATAAACTATGTGGACACCTCCATTTCATATTATCAAAGGACTATTTGCACTACTAGGGCAATTTACTAAACCTGATGGCTCTAGCTATGAAGGACCAATACATGAATCAATAGACGGAAATACGTACACTGGAGAGTCACCATCTGAAGACTCAATACCACTTACACCGGAATTAGAACTAGCAGCAGAAAACGATAGGTTTTTAGAGTACGAAGGAGAAGTATCTGAAATAGAAGCAGATTTAGTTTACCCAACCCCGGAAGATTACAAAAGAGAATATTTTCTTAGATACTTTTTACTTGATACACGTAACAACTTAGTAAGAGAGGTAGATTTACAGGCTTATGAAAGGTATACTAAAGAGCTTTTTATTAAAGGAACAGAAGTGAAGTGGGTTTTAGAGAAGCCCGTCAAAGATATATTTTCAAGCGGTTACCTCTACAAAGGAGCAGCTACTAGAAATAGAGAAAATATACTTAAAGCATCTTTAACTATACCACCAGTAACAGAATATATAACAGATTACGGTCAATTTGCAGATATAGAATCAGATATTGAAGGTTATAAATTTTTAGAGTTACCTAGAAAAGAACAAAAAAGGATTATAAAAAGTGTTAGAAGCAACTTACAGGAAGTACCGTTAATTAAATCTAAAGGAAGATTTAAAGCAAGGAATTCAAAAGAAACCAATAAAGAGAATCTATACACACCAGGAGGAAGGTATAAAGTAAAATCAACAAATATGGATTATATAGGATTTTACCACATCCATCCAACAAAAGGTGCGATGGTAGGTAAAACTCACTCAACAACTCCGCACGACCTACTTATTCCAATGTACTCAATAAACAACGAGCAATCATTGCAAGAAACAGATAATTTAAACACAATCGCAACTCCATCAACAGTATCACTGGGTAATGCAGGAGCAATACCATCTTCTGGCGGTTCCTCAAGCGGTGGAGGTTCATCGAGCAGCGGTGGTGGAGGCAGCTACTATTAACATTTCAGTAAAGATAGTTTGAAAATAGATTTTTTTTTACTATATTGTATATATGTTTTATATAGTAGAGAAAGAATCAAAATTAGAAAACTTAGAAAAACTAGTTAAGCTAGGATGTTATGTAGATGTAATTTCATCAGACTATAACTTTCATCCAAAATTAACTTCTACAGTTGCTGTATACCTAAGACTGTTAAATAGTCAACATGGGTACATAATTCCTATAGAACATAGTGAAGGTTTAAATATAGATAAAACACGTGTCTCTACTCTTTTAAACAAAGCATCTAAACTATATACATTAAATAAGAAAGAATTGCTCTACCATTTTAATGTACCCTCTGCAATAGATCTTTCATTGGTACACTCAATGACAAACTACAGTAGATTAGAGTATTCTAAGTTTACTAGAAGTATTACTCCTTTTTATAATAGATTTAGAGAACATAATAATATAAACCAACTTATACCCATATCTAAATTGTATGAATCTTGCGAAGAATTATACAACAAAGTAAAAGAGTTAATCGATATAGAAATACCCGATGGATTTGATTTTTATAATAATACAGCTACATCAGTATTTTACTTACTAGAGCAACAAGGATTAGGTATACATAGAGATGACTTTATTAGTAACTTTAAACCAAGAGAACCTAGGTATAATATAGAAAAAAATACAGTATACACTTCATATAATTTATATAATGCTACATCTAGACCCACTAATGCTTATAACAGTATTAATTTCGCTGCTATTCCTCACACGGAAGATTATAGAAAGACCTTCACACCGCAAAATGATTACTTTGTGGAGTTTGATTTTGATGGTTATCACCTTAGGTTACTTTGTAATCAAATTGACTATTATTTATCAGATGAATCTGCCCATAAGCAACTTGCAAAACACTACTTCGGCACTGATGACATAACAGAAGAGCAGTATAAAGAAGCAAAACAGATTAACTTTCATGCTATATACGGCAAAATACCAGAAAAGCATAAAGACTTAAAAATATTTAAAGAAATACAGGAATATATTGATGCTATGTGGGATAGTTTCAAAAAAACAGGTTGTGTCTGGAATCCACAATCAGGTAAAGCCTTTTCAAACAAGCTAAAAGACATGCATCCAGCAAAATTAATGAATTATATGATGCAATCGTTGGAAACCTCAAATAATATTCTTATATTAAAAGAAGTACTAAGGTATTTACAGGATAAAAAGACTAAAGTCGTGTTATACACATATGATGCACTGCTTTTTGACTTTTCTAAAGAAGACGGAAAAGAAGTCTTATTTGGTATACAGAATATACTAGAAAAGGATAATTCTTACCCGGTAAAATTTAAATTCAGTAAAGACTTAGTTTTATAGAAACAGTTTAATATTTATATAAAATGCAAACAGTTACAGATTTTTCGTTGAGCTATGATCTCAATGAAGTTTATTTAAACGAAGATATGAGCAACAAGCTGTTTTGTACGTTCTCTACTGAAGAAACATTAGACGACGTACTTACATCCATAAGAGAAAAATATCGCATAGTGTATAATAAAATATTCGTACTTTACTCAAAAAGTCAAAACGAATATATTTGTACATATAATGTTGATTTTGGTAATGTATCTACTTTCTTAGATAATACCATACTAGTACATAGAAAAAAAGAGACTAACACACTATACACTATCAATGCTTTAAACACATTAATAAAGCAACTAAACGACGGTAAGTTAGATAACTCTTTCAAAGTAAACTGGTCAGACTATAGAAACTGTATACTACTTACAAAAGGACCAGAACTTAAAAGAATTAACACAAAACTTTTTAATATTATTGAGCTTTAAAGTTGCTTCGTTAATTATTTTTTCGTATATTAATAGTAGGTTATAATTAAAAATAAAATGTTATATGGATTTAAATGCTATTAAGGCTAAACTCGATGCCTTAAACAACAACGGACAGGACAGAGAAAAGACAGACTATTCAAAGATTTTTTGGAAACCTGAACTAGGTAAACAAACTCTTAGAATTGTTCCATCTGCTCTAGACCCTGCATTTCCTTTTAAGGAATTAAAATTTCACTATGGAATAGGGAAGTACCCTATGATTGCCTTATCAAATTTTGGTAAGCAAGATCCTATCGAAGAATTTGTGAAAGAACTACGAAAAACCAATGACAAAGACAACTGGTCTTTATCAGGTAAGATTAACCCAAAAACTAGAGTCTTTGCTCCTGTAGTAGTAAGAGGAGAAGAAGATAAAGGTGTTAGGTTATGGGGTTTCGGAGTTACTATTTATAAAGCTCTTTTAGCTCTTGCTGAAGATGAAGATGTAGGTGACTTTACAGACGTAATTAACGGTTGGGACTTAATTGTTGAACAACAACAAGGTAACCCATACCCTACTACAACGGTAAGAATTAAACCAAAACAAACACCATTATCAGATAATAATGATTTAGTAGACCTTTGGTTAAAAGAACAACCAAACCCTGTAGAATCGTTTACTCAATATGATTACGATTTTGTTAAAAAGCAATTGCAAAATTACTTAAACCCCGGTTCAGTAGAGGAAGATCAACCTGCTGCATTACCAGGAGGTACAGATAATACAACCCCTGCAAAAACAGACTTTACTTTAGATAAAGCTGCAACTGGGAATAAAGACACTGTTAGTAAATTTGATGACTTATTTAACGAATAAACATGGCGAAAAAGAAAGAACAAACACAAGTACGTGCAGCAGCGTCTGTACAAAAATCATTCAACTTAGGAAACTTTAAGAAGAAGAAAGGGTATTCCTCCTCATCTGTAAAGTTTAAAGAGCAAGGATGGATACCTCTTTCTAAAGCTTTTGTAGATATTACTTCCTTACCGGGAATCCCAACAGGACATATTACACTACTTAGAGGGCATAGTGATACCGGCAAAACAACAGCTTTACTAGAAGCAGCTGTTAACGCTCAAAAGATGGGGATACTACCAGTCTTTGTAATCTCAGAGATGAAATGGTCATGGGAACATGCTAAGGAAATGGGATTAAAGTTTAATGAAGTAAAAGATGAGAATGGAAATGTAGTAGACTATGAAGGTCACTTCCTTTATGCTGATAGAGGTTCATTAAATACTATTGAAGAAGTAGCAGTATATATGGCTGATTTAATGGATGAACAAGCTAAAGGGAACCTACCTTACGATATGTGTTTCTTTTGGGACTCTATTGGATCTATACCTTGTGACTTATCAGTACGTTCTAATAAGAACAACAATGAATGGAATGCAGGAGCAATGTCTACTCAATTTGGAAATAACTTGAATCAAAAGATTCTGTTATCTAGAAAAGAGAACTCACCTTATACCAATACATTGGTAGCTATTAATAAGGTATGGACTATGAAACCAGAGCATCCAATGGGGCAACCTAAGTTGCAGAATAAAGGAGGAATGTCTATGTGGTATGATGCTACATTAGTAGTCACCTTTGGTAATATTACTAACCCAGGTACTTCTAAAATTAAAGCTGTAAAAAACGGTCTTCAAGTAGAGTTTGCTAAAAGAACGAATATACAGATTGAAAAGAACCACATTGGAGGAGTACAGTCAAGAGGAAGAGTAGTTATGACATCTCACGGATTTATCGAAGATGATAAAAAAGCAATTGATAAGTATAGAGATGCTCATAAAGAACACTGGTTAAAACTAGTAGGTTCGGTAGACTTTGATCTAATCGAAGAAGGAGATTTAGAAGAAACACCAATATCTCCAAACCTACTAGACTAATGGCGTACGAAAACATACTCAATAATTTAAAAGAAACCCCACCCCGTGAGTTAAACGACCATATCTTGGTCGTAGATGCTATGAATATGTTAATTCGTAGTTTCTCTCTACTCAAAGCGATGAACCCATCAGGCTCCCATGTAGGCGGCTTGGTGGGCTTCCTTCGCTCATTGGGATACGTAACGAGGATTTTTGATCCTACTAGGGTGTTAATAGTATGGGACGGTAAAGGAGGATCTGCTAATAGGAAAAATGTAGATCCAAACTATAAAGCTCAAAGAGCAACAAGTAGAATAACCCACTGGGGATTATATGATACTAAGGAACAAGAGATGGAAGCCCTTATAGGGCAATTACATAGAGTTCAGGATTATTTAGAGTGTCTACCTATGCAATCTATGATGTTAGAGAAATTAGAAGCAGATGATATAATAGCGTACATGGCTAAATTAGCTTCTTCCTCAAACGTTAAGAAATGCACAATTATATCTTCAGATAAAGATTTTTTACAGTTAGTAGATGATACAGTAGAAGTTTACGCACCGGTTAAAAAGAAAACCTTTACACAAGATAATATAAATGCAGAATTGCAAGTAATCCCTGAAAACTATAATGTAGTAAAAGCGCTCCTAGGAGATAATTCCGATAACTTAGCAGGAGTAAAAGGGTTAGGGATAAAAACTATATTATCTGAATTTCCGGACTTAATTGATAAGCCTGGAACTACTTTACAGTATGTTTACGATATATGTGAAGCAAAGTTAGACGAAAAGAAAGTAAAGAAAATCTTTCCAAAGATAATTACAGAATGGGATAGAGTAGAAACAAACTTTCAATTAATGGATCTACATGTAACAAGCTTAGATGATAGTGAAAAGCAATACGTAAGAGACGTAATTAAGACACCAGTAAATGATTTACAGACAGGCGCTTTTTTACGAATGTTAGAACTGGACGGCATCGAAGGTATTACCAAAAATACTGAAGCATGGCTAGAGAATTTTAGAGGTTTAACTACCTACAAAAAGAAGTAAAAAAAACGTGAAGATAAAGCATCTTTTAGTTGCTTTTCATGTTGATTTTCATTATATTTAAATAAATAAAGGTTACAATATGACACTAAAGAGTTTACAAGCATACGGAAAAAGTTTTCAACTGAAAGTATTAGGTTCCCTGCTAACAGATAAAATATTTTTACTAAACGTACGAGATGTATTACAAGAAGCATACTTTGATGCTGATTCACATAAGTGGATAATTACAGAAATATGTAATTACTTTGATAAATACCATACTACAGTAACAATGGATGTTCTTAAAGTAGAGCTACAGAAATTAGAGAACGAAGTACTACAAGTAGCATTAAAAGAGGAATTACGTAATTCTTATCAAGCATCTCAAGATGATTTAGAGTATGTTCAAGAAGAGTTTCTAGGTTTTTGTAAAAATCAAGAGATGAAACAAGCTATACTTAATTCTGCAGACTTACTCAAACAAGGTGATTTTGATGGTATTAGAAATACTGTTGAAAGAGCAATGAAAGCAGGAATGGATAAAAATATTGGACATGAATATAATAAAGACGTTGAAAGCAGGTATAGGGAAAATTACAGGCCTACTATACCTTCTCCTTGGCCTATTCTTAACGATGGCTTACAAGGTGGTTTTGGTCCTGGTGATCTTGGTATTATCTTTGGTAGCCCTGGTGGTGGTAAGTCTTGGACTATGGTTGCAATTGCTGCTAATGCTGTTAAATTGGGTCATAAAGTTAACTACTATACTCTCGAACTCGGAGAAGACTATGTGGGTAAAAGATTCGATTGCTACTTTACAGGTTACTCTATCGATGAAGTTAACAAACATCGTAAAGAAGTTCAAACACATGTAGATAACTTAAAGGGTAAGTTGATAGTAAAGGAGTACGCACCTAAACAAGCAAGCGTTAATACTATCAAATCACATATACAGAAATGTATTGATATGGACCATAAACCCGACATAGTAATAATTGATTACGTTGATTACTTAAAAGCACCCTCTAAAGGTAACCAGTCTGAAAGGAAACATGAAGTAGATGATGTATTTATTGCTACAAAAGGATTAGCAAAAGATTTAAAAATACCAATACTAACACCATCACAGGTTAACAGAATGGGTGCAAAAGATAGTATAATTGAAGGAGATAAAGCAGCAGGTTCGTATGATAAAATGATGATTGCTGATGTATGTTTATCACTTTCAAGACAAAAAGAAGATAAGGTATTAGGAACAGGACGTGTTCACGTAATGAAAAACAGATACGGAATGGATGGGATGACTTACCACGTTAAAATGGATACTAATAACGGACATATAACCTTCGAAGGAGAAGCTGATATGGACGACTTAAATAGTACCAATGATAACGGTGTTACCCCGACACATAGAGAATTAGCTAAGAAGTTTTTCAGTATAGAACAACAAAATAACTCCTAACACCATATTTATATAAGCGTCCTCAAGAGATTTTTATCTACAGTTTCTTGGGGACATTTTATCTACTAACATTAATAATATATACAGATATATGAGTCTACAAACAGAAAGAATAGTATACAAACCATTTGAATACCCACAAGCATTCGACTATTGGTTAAAACAACAACAAGCACATTGGTTACATACAGAAGTACCTATGGCACAGGACGTAACAGATTGGAAGTCTAATTTAAAGCCGCATGAAAAGAACTTAATAGGGGGAATACTAAAAGGTTTTGCTCAAACCGAAACTGTAGTAAACGATTACTGGACTAATTTAGTTACCAGTTGGTTCCGGAAACCAGAAGTTATAATGATGGGTGTAACCTTTGGTGCATTTGAAACAATACATGCTGAAGCTTACTCTTTACTAAACGAAGAATTAGGATTAGATGATTTTGCTGAATTCTTAGAAGATGAAGCTACATTAGCTAAAATTGACAACCTAATGAAAGTCAGAGACGCACATGATGGTACTCCAGATTGGCATTCTAGAGCTGTATCATTAGCTATATTTTCAGCATTTACTGAAGGAGTTAATCTTTTTAGTTCTTTTGCAGTACTATTATCCTTTAAGATGAGAAACCTACTTAAAGGTGTAGGTCAAATAGTAGAATGGTCAGTAAGAGATGAATCTTTACATAGTAACGCAGGCTGTTGGCTCTTCAGGACACTTATGGAAGAGCATCCAGAATTAAAAACTGATAAACTAGAAGCAGATATAAGAGAAGCAGCACGAGCAGCAATTAATTTAGAATTTGGCTTTATAGATAAGGTTTTTGAGCAAGGAGATTTAGAGAATTTATCTAAAGAAGACTTAAAAAACTTTATACGTCATAGAGTCAATACTAAAATGGGAGATTTAGGACTTGCACCATTAATTCCTTCTGAGGATATAGATAAAGGCGCATTAAAGACTATGAAATGGTTTGATGCAGTTATAGCAGGAAAACAACAGACTGATTTCTTTGCAAATAGAGTTACAAATTACAGTAAAGGCACAATGGACTGGTCCACAGCATTTTAAAAAATAATAATAAGACATATGAGCATAACAGTAGATACCTCGGCGTGGGAAGCAGGCAAGGATTATCCAGAATGGATGAACGAAATTTCAATAGCAACAATATCAAAAGGTTACTTACTACCTGACGAAACACCAAAAAAAGCCTATAGGCGGGTTGCTTCAACAGTAGCTAGTAGATTAGATAGACCTGATTTAGAAAATAAATTTTTTAGGTACATGTGGAAAGGTTGGTTAAATCTTGCTTCACCGGTACTTTCTAATACGGGAACAGATAAAGGGTTACCTATATCTTGCTTTGGAATAGATACACCAGATTCTATTAGAGGTATTGGACTCACAAATGCTGAACTGATGAGATTAACATCACTTGGAGGAGGAGTTGGAATTGGACTTTCGAAAGTAAGAGGAAGAGGAGAACAAATCGGAAGAGAAGGTATTGGACAATCAGAAGGAGTTGTACCATGGGCTAAGATTTACGATTCTACAATTATTGCGACTAACCAAGGAGCAGTAAGGAGAGGAGCAGCATCTGTAAACCTTGATATTAATCACCCAGATATTGAAGAATTTTTACAAATTAGAAGACCAAAAGGAGACCCTAATAGACAGTGTCTAAACCTTCATCAATGTGTTGTAGTGGATGATACATTTATGCAAAAATTAGAGCATAGAGACGTTGAAGCTATGGGTACGTGGGTAACTATATTGAAGTCTCGTATGGAAACAGGAGAACCTTATATAATGTTTAAGGATACTGTTAATAATGCTAATCCTCCCGCGTATAAGAGAAATAACTTAGATGTTTCAATGACTAATATATGTTCAGAAATTACATTACATACTGATGAAGAACATAGTTTTATTTGTTGCTTATCTTCTTTAAACTTAACAAAGTACCACGAATGGAAGAATAGTGATTTAGTAGAAACTGCTACTTACTTCTTAGATGGAGTATTGGAAGAGTTTTTAGCTAAGACTTCTGGAAGAGATTCACTAATTAGAGCTCATAGGTCAGCTAAAAAAGGAAGAGCATTAGGTTTAGGTGTACTAGGATGGCATACTTTCCTGCAGAACGAAAGAATACCTTTTGATTCAATAGCAGCAACGTCGTATACTCATCAAATATTTTCTGACATTAAACAAAAAGCAGAAAATGCTTCAAGAAAATTAGCAAATGAATATGGAGAACCAGTATGGTGTAAAGGTACAGGAATGAGAAATAGTCACTTATTGGCTATAGCTCCAACAGTATCTAACTCTACAATCTCAGGAGGAGTTTCAGCAGGAATAGAACCAGTACCAGCAAACGTATATACTTTTAACTCTGCTAAAGGTACATTTATTAGAAAGAACCCAGCATTAGAATCTTACTTAAGTGAAAAAGGTCATAACACAGAAGAAGTTTGGGATCAAATTATGCTGGATAGAGGAAGTATTGCTAATTTACCTGAAGAAATAATGCCAGCAGAAGATAAGCCTATCTTTTTAACCTTTGCTGAAATAAATCAGTTAAAATTAGTAGAACAAGCAGCAGCAAGACAGAAATATATTGATCAAACCCAATCTCTTAATTTAGCATTTGATCCTACCGATAATCCTAAATTTATTAACGAAGTACATCAAACCGCATGGAGGTTAGGAGTAAAAACACTGTACTACCTAAGAACAGATTCAGTTATTAATGGAGATATTGGGAGTAGAACAGCAACAGATTGCTTAAGTTGTGACGGATAAAGTTGCTACTTAGATTAAATTTTCGTATATTAATATAAAGATTATAAGAATGACAAAAGCTATTAAATTTTATGCAGACTGGTGTGGACCATGTAAAGCGTATTCAAGAATATGGAATAAAGTCGAGGAAGACTTCAAACATACAGATGTAGAGTTTACCGAAATTAACATAGATAAAGACACTTCAGGACTTGCAGCAGAATACAGAGTTAGATCAATACCCTTTACAGTAATTATCAAAGACGAAGAGGTACGTAAACAGGTAGGTGTGTTAGACGAAGATGTATTAAAAGAGTTATTAATAAATTAAATAAAAAAAATGTTACGACAACCAGATTCAATACCCGCTAGTGATACTGTAATAACAGATCCAGCATTAGAACCTTTCTTTATTACTAGATCTCAAACAGGAGGTTTTACATTATATGAAAGAGTAGTAAAAGGAGTGAACGACACAGAGTATATTAAAACAATATGCTACCCATCAAACTTTAATTTTGCAATCAAAAAAGCAGCAGAAGAATTATTAAATGCAAATAGATCTTTTGATAGCATAAAAGAATACGTTAAAGAGTATAGAATTATTCAGGAAAAATTATCTTCCTTTTTAGACAACTAATAGTAAGCGTTAGCCTATACGCGAAATACCTGGCAAATATTAAATAAGTAAATTATGGCACATTGTGTAGTAAGTTTAAGTGGTGGAATGGATAGTAGCACCCTATTGTTAAGAGCTATCGAAAAGTATGATACTGTAACAGGTATATCATTTGACTACGGTCAAAAACACAGAGTTGAACTTGAAAGAGCTCAATCGTTAATTGATTATCTAGCAGATAAAGGTCACAAAGTAAATTATCGTCAAATTAAATTAGATGGATTAGTAGACTTACTAGATTCAGCTTTAACTGAAGGAGGTAAAGATGTACCAGAAGGTCATTACGAGCAAGAGAATATGAAAGAAACTGTTGTTCCTAATAGAAACAAAATGTTCGCTTCTATAACTCAAGCAGTAGCTTTATCAGTAGCAAATAAAACAGGAGAACCTTGTGATATCGCTTTAGGTATTCATGCTGGTGATCATGCAGTTTATCCTGATTGTAGACAAGAATTTAGAGATGCAGATGATAAGGCATTTAGAATGGGAAATTGGGATGCAGATAGAGTAGGTTATTTCACACCTTATTTAGATACTGATAAATTTGGTATCTTACAAGATGGATTAAATTTATGTGAGGTTCTAGATTTAGATTTTGATGAAGTTTATAGAAGAACAAACACATCATATAAACCTTACCCGTCAGGAAATAGTGATTATAAGTCAGCATCTTCAGTAGAACGTATTGAAGCATTTATTGCATTAGGAAGACCTGATCCAGTACAGTATGAAGATGAAACAGGAGAAGTTGGTTATGAAGTTGCAAGAAGACACGTTGAAAACGTTTTATCATCATATTTATAATCTTGAATTTAAATAATTAAGATATGAGCACTCAAAGTAACCAAACAAACGGTAACACTCAGCTTAATTCTGAAAGAAATAAACTCAACAGTAGAGTAGATAAACTCAGAATGCTTAGTCAAACCAAAAAAGTACAGTGGGATGGTATGCGAAGACATCGCACCATCTAAAGGTAGGGGGATTAGCTCAGCTGGCTAGAGCGCTTGCCTTGCACGCAAGAGGTCATCGGTTCGACTCCGATATTCTCCACAACAAATATGAATAAAAGTTGTTTTATAAGTTTATTATTCATATATTAGTTATAAGACAATAGTGTCGTAGCACCACTTTAAAAACACGAATATGAATAAAGTAGTAAAAGAAAACTTCCAAGGAATTAAGATCAACGATCATAAAATTCCAGATCCAAAATTACATCAATTAGTAAGTTTTATAAAATCCGGTATAAGAATACTGGGGTATATTTGCATACCCTTTAGTCTGGTATGGGCTACAATCTTTTTAGTTTTAAGTGAGGTAGTAGGAATAATAGAAGAATTAGTTTAAATAAAAATTATGGGAAAATTTCAATCAAGTAAAGTTTTTGACGGATTTAGTACAGTGTTTCGTCAACATTCAGCAGAAAACACACACTGTAGATTCCTACACGGGTACGGTATATCATTTAAAGTATATTTTGAAGGAGATTTAGATGAAAGAAACTGGGTCTGGGATTTTGGAGGTATGAAAAGAGCTAAAACCTTAATAGACGGCAAATCACCGAAAGAGTGGATGGATTTTATGTTTGACCACACCTTTATAGTAGCAGCAGATGATCCATTCTTAGAATCTTTTAAGAGGATGGCAGAAGCAGGAGTTGCACAGGTAAGAGTAATACCAGCTACAGGAGCAGAGAAATTTGCAGAGTATATCTTTAACAAACTAAATGAATTTGTTAGTAAAGAAACAGAAGGTAGAGTTAAAGTTATTAAAGTAAAATTTATGGAACACGGTAAAAACGCAGCGTATTATGTTGGATAAGAAGTTAAAAAGAATAGAGGATTACGATAAGAACCTACCTATTGTAGAGATATATACTGCAGTACAATCTGAAGGTTCAAGAGCAGGGTACCCAACAGTAGTAATTAGAACTACAGGGTGTACACACAGATGTTACTTCGGTGAAGGAGGATGGTGTGATAGTTGGTATACAAGTATTCATCCGGAAAAAGGGCATTTTAATTTCAAAGATATTATTAAAGCATATGAAGATAATCCTCATATAAAAGAAATGATGTTGACTGGTGGTTCACCAACAATGCATCCAGCCTTAGTAAACGAACTAACACACTTTGCACATGAAAACAACATATTCATTACTATTGAAACTGAGGGATCTCATTTTCTTCCTACCGATTATCCTATTAATTTGCTTAGCATTAGTCCTAAGTTTAGTAATAGTGTCCCCGTTGTTGGTGTTACAACTCCTCAGGGATCCATTACCGACGAAAGAATGGTAAAACGTCATAATAAGTTTAGACTTAATTATGAAGCAATAAGACAATCAATTGATTACCATTCTGATTACCATATTAAACCTGTATGGGACGGTAAAGATGAAGGAGCATTATCAGAGATTATGGAATGTATCGATATCTTAGAAGTACCTCAACATAAAGTTTGGTTTATGCCTGCTGGAGATTCAAGAGAAGCACTGTTTAAATCTTACCCGGTATTATTTGATTGGGTTAGAGATAATGGTTATAGAATGACTTGGAGACCGCACATTATTGCTTTCGAAGATCAAAGAGAGGTATAATGACTAAAGATGAAGCTTTAGAGGTATTAGAAGAAGTAGCAGAAAATATAAATACTTGTTGTGCTATAACAATGGAACCAGACGAAGTATTAGTATTAATAGATAAATTAAAAAGTTATATAGAAAATGAATGAATCACAATTTATAGAATGGTTACGAGGATTTGCAGAAGGAGTGCATCATTATAATATTACTCCTAAACAATGGGACCATTTAAAAGAGAAGCTACAATCAGTAGGTAGTAAATCTATAGCAAATTACTCTACTGGTAACTGGAAAATGAATCATACATGGGAGTAAAAAAAGTTTATTACGACTGGGACGATATAAATAAACTACTGGATAAAGTATATGACCAGTGTAAAGGAGATATATCACTAGTAACAGGTGTACCAAGAGGAGGTACAATATTAGCAATACTGTTTTCACATAGATTTGATATTCAGTATACTCCTTATATGAGTAACCATTACCCTAGTATGCTTATACTAGATGATATAGCAGATTCAGGAAAAACATTTAAAGACTTAGAAGAAGACTTTCCTAACCCTAAATATGGAGCTTTACACTACAAAACAACATCTGTATTTAAACCAGATTACTATGGTGAAGAAATAGACGATGATTTTGGCTGGGTAGTATACCCTTGGGAAAAAGAAAATTCAAAACCTATTCAAGATTATTTGGATAATTAAATTAAAAATCGTATATTGTATTAATAAATGAGTCGTAGAACCTCAATAAAACAAATTAAATATTATGCCTAAAAAATTTATAGACGGAACAGAATTAGTAAAAGCAGGATATGCAAATGGTATATCAAGTCAATTAGCTGCAAAACAAGAATTAGAAGGACCTGAAGCAAGGTTAACTGAACATGAGAAAAAAGTAATTATAGAAAGAGCAGCAAATGCTTACGCAGACTTTTTAACTGCATTAGGATGTGATTATAAAGAAGATCCTAACTCATCAGATACTCCATTTAGAGTAGCTAAAGCATATGTTAATGACTTATGGGCCGGAAGGTATAACCCTCTAGATAGGATAACAGCATTCCCATCAGACGGATACGACGGAATCGTACAGGAGAGTAATATACCTGTAACCTCTATGTGTTCACATCACCACCAAGCTATTAGCGGTACAGTTAGTATTGCTTATATAGCCTCTGAAGACGGTAAAGTAGTAGGGTTATCTAAGTTAAATAGAATAGTAGAACAATTCGGTAGAAGAGGAGCTATCCAAGAACAATTAACTGTAGCTATTCATAATGCAGTAGATAAGATCTGTGAAGGTAATTTAGGAGTAGCAGTTCAAATAAACGCAACTCATGCATGTGTATCATGTAGAGGAGTAAAACATAGAGGAGCTTCAATGCAAACAGCAAAATTAACAGGAGCATTTTTAAATGAAGATTCTGCAAAAGCAGAGTTTTATAAGAATATAGAATTAGCATCAATTTGTAAACATTAATATTATGGGAAAACAACTATCACTATTTAACGAAGATAATAACGAAGTATTTTATGCTCCTTCAGTACCATTTGTGGATGAAGTAGAAATATTCAATGATACTTTCGGTAAACCTAACAACTATGTACCTAATATACCTGAGAAAAAAGATTGGCAATTTGTATATGATTTCATCCTTGAAGAGCTTGAAGAATACAAAGCTGCCTGTGAAGCAGGTGATATTGTTGAGGTTCTTGATGCTTTATGTGACATTGCCTATGTTTCGTTGGGTAACGGAACTATGCTACATGGGCTTAAAGATAAAATATGGCCAGCGTATCAAGAAGTACAAGGGTCGAATATGTCAAAGGCTTGTTCAAGCGAAAAGGAAGCACAGAAAACAGTGGAAATTAGAGCAGTTGAGCAAAAGGAACCGTGTCACTACGAAAGGGTTGGTGCTTCTTATGTTGTCTATAGAACACGTGATAAAAAAGTAATGAAAAGCATAAATTACTATAGACCTAACTTAAAACAATTTTTCAATGAGCAATAAAATTAATTTAGAAGACCATAAAGTTTATATTGAAACACATAAAATGGAAATGGTACCTTTTTCAACAGCAGTTAAAGCAGTCCAAGAAGCATACGAAGATGATTCACAGGAACTACTAGACGCTTTAGATATAGCAATAAGCAACTTATCAGTAGAGTTAACGAGTTTAAACCCAACACTAGAAGAATTAAATGATAAAAATAGCACACGAAAGTCCTAAAAGTATTTTTAACGAAGTACAGAGGCACACAGATTACGATTACGCATTAGTTCATCTTTTTGAAGAAGATAAAGAGTATCTTGAACAATTTAAAACTGCAATTAAAAACGGTCGAGAAGTAATATTAGATAACTCTATATTTGAACTAGAAGAAGCATTTGATGCTGAAAAGTTTGCATACTGGATCAACGAGCTAAGACCAACCTGGTATATAGTACCTGACGCATTAGAGGATACTAAGAAAACTATGAGTCAGATGGCAAGCTGGAATATGAATTACTCAAAATCAGTATATGGTAAAAAGATAGGAGTAGTACAAGGTAAGACATACAAGCAGATAGTAGCATGTTACGAATATATGGATAAAATTGCTGATGTAGACATGATCGCAATATCTTTTGACTATTCGTATTATACCCATTCTATAACTCATCCTAACAAGTACGTTAGTTGGATGCTAGGACGTATTAAGCTACTTGGAGATTTGGTAAGAGATGGTATTATAAATGAAAATAAACCTCATCATCTATTAGGTTGCGGACTACCTCAAGAATTTGCATTCTATAAAAACTCAAATTACGATTGGATATATTCGTTAGATACATCAAATCCAGTAGTTCACGGTATTTTAAATATTAGATACGAAACAGACGGATTATGGGATAAACAAAGACAGAAGCTATTTGAATTAATTAACTATAAGGTAGAAGATAGTAATTTAATTTTAAATAATATTCAAAAATTTAAATGGTTTACTAATGGTAACTAAGCCCTGGATAGTATTCTTTAGTCAAACTGGTGGAGAAATAGCTGATTTAGCTAAGTCACTTGGTAAATGGCCTGATAGAATATATACTAACGAAAGACCTGAAAGTCTTAGAGAAATAGATCCTAGAATAGTGGAAAAAGGTTTTTTTACCCTACCTAATAAACCTACTTTAGAAGATTATGAAGAAGTATTAGTATATTTTCCGGAAGCAATAATTACATTACACGGTTGGTTACGTATTATGCCGAAAGAAGTATGTGAAAGATTTTCCATCTTTAACGGACATCCAGGCCTAATAACTGAATACCCGGAACTTAAAGGTAAGGATCCACAGATTAGAGCATTTGAAGGTAAATACCCAGTTATGGGATGTGTTCTTCATAAAGTTGATGCAGGGGTAGATGAAGGTAAAATACTAGCAGAGGAAAGATTCAATGCTTTTAAGATTACAGAAGAAGAAATGTGGGGTATATTTAGAGATAGATCATTATATATGTGGTCTATATTTTTAAAGAAAATATTTGGTTTATAACATTTTTTTTCTTATATTAAATAAAAGGTTTTTATGATAAAAAGAATAGCATTAGTAGGAGCAAGTAGTACAGGTAAGACTACTGTATATGAATTATTAAAAAATAAATTACCTAAATATGAATTCGTAAACGAATCTACTAGAACTGTAGGTAGTTACGGATTTCCTATCAACGAGGAAGGTACTTGTGCTACTCAGTTAGCTATTAGTAGTTTTCATTTAGAAGCTTTACTCCAACCTTATAACTTAGTACTAGATAGATGTTATATGGATGTTGTAGTTTATACTAAATTTATGAAAGGGGTAACTTCACATACGTACAGTTATATAGAAGATACTTGGAATAGGGTTAAAAATGAATATACTCATTATATTTACTTCCCTATTGAATTCGATTCAGTAGATGATGGAGTAAGGAGTATAAGTGAAGAGTGGAGAAAAGAAGTAGATGATGAATTTAAAGCAGTACTAGACGGAGTACGTCAACCTTACTTAACTATAACTGGTTCTCCTATGCAAAGAGTAGAACAAATAATGAAATTTATAAATGTATAAATACGGAGCTAAATTAATTAGAGTAGTCGACGGAGATACCGCAGATGTAATGATCGATTTGGGTTTTGATACTTGGGTTAAAGCAAGGTTAAGATTTAAAGGGGTTGACACTTGGGAAAAGAGAACAAGAGATTTACAAGAAAAAGCTAAAGGCTTAGAAGCCTCAGCATTTACAAAAAAGTATCTAGAGATGAATGATGGTAATTTTATCATTCAGTCGTACGGGAAAGGTAAGTACGGTAGGATATTAGCTGAAATTTTCATAAAAGGAGAAGAAACCTCTTTAAATAAACTACTAATCGAAAACGGCCACGCTTACATATACGAGGGTGGTAAAAAACAAACATTTAAAAATTAAATTATGGCAGACGTAAAAAATTATCAAGAAGTAGTAGAAATAGCATCAAAGCATTTAGGTAAAGTTGGTGGTGATGGGTATAAAGACACCTACTCACCTGAACTACTGGTCAAAGTACCAAGGTATTTGAATAGAGAAGGATACGGGTTAACCGATAAAAGCTTCGTAGGAGTAGATACTTGGAACTGTTACGAAGTCTCAGCAATTACAACTAAAGGTCAACCTGTAGCAGGTATGCTAAAAATTGTATGCCCTTCAGACTCAGAATATCACGTAGAATCTAAATCTATTAAACTGTATTTAAATTCTTTTAATATGACCAGACTAGGAGATTGTTCAGCAGATTGTATGGCTGTGATAGAAGCTAGGGTAAAAGAAGATTTAGACAAATTACTGGAAACAAATACAACAGTAAGTTTTTATAGTGATTTAGAGGACGGAAAAGCACTATCTTTTGAAGGTTATACAGATTTAGGTGAGATAGTAGATTTAGATCAAATAGACTTTACAGCTTTTCAATCTGATGCTTCTCAGCTACTTATAGAAGATACTTCAGATACTCCAAAAGAAATAAAATTAAGATCTAACTTATTAAGATCTAACTGTAGAGTAACGAATCAACCAGATTGGGGTGATGTATTTATTAGAATGAATGGTAAAAATTTACCAGCAGTAGATTCGTTAGCTAAGTATATTGTATCTCATAGAACGGTAAGTCATTTTCATGAAGAAATATGTGAAATGGTATTTAAGCATTTAATGGATGCGTATAAACCAGACGATTTAATGGTATCATGTCTATACACTAGACGAGGTGGTTTAGATATTAACCCTATTAGAGCTACGCATTCAAGATTTATACCAGACTTTTTTACACACACAGATTATAGAATTGAAAAAACCTTAAGACAGTAATATGGAAAATACAAAACTACAAGAAGAACTCGCTAGTTTAAAATTTAACGGAAAATCAGCACTAGATGCAACATATTCACTTTTTGATTACCTAGGACAGAAAGCAGGTCCAGAATTAGGAAGGGATGTATATAAGACAGCATTAAGAGAGAAAGAACCAGTTGGAGTAAGAGATGTAAGCAATAGAGCTTACACAGGTAAGGTAATGCTATATAGAAAAGAATTCTTAAAAGAATATTTTGATGCAAAAAGAAATAGTTGAGAATAACGAACTTATAGCAAAACGGGTACCACCTGGAGATAAATGGGAACTAGTCATTGATAAGGAAAACCTTATTGATGGCTTAGTACCTACCCTCACACAGTATATGCGTAAAACTAAATTTAAAGGTCACTATAGATTAGAACCTTTGAATGGCAAATTATTCGCTATAAAGACTGAAGAGGTTACTATAGAAGAACCGGAACCAGAAAAGTTTGATCTTTACGGAGAATATTAGGGAAAAAGTTGTTTCCTATTGTTTATTTTCTTATATTTAGATATATTAATAGTTTAAAACAATAAAGGTTATGACAGTATTACAAAGTTTAGATAGATTAGAAATATCTTACATCAAGCACATGGAAAAGTACAATGGGTATAAAGATGCTGGTTATGTGTGGTGGGATAGAATTAAAGATTGCCAGAAATGGTGTAACAAAGAAAAGACTTACGTACCTATGAGCGATACTCAGACATTGATGATAATGAGAAAATGGGTAAAAAGAGAGAAATCTTTTAACATAATATAATATGAAACACCCAGGATACTCAAAAGCAAAAAATGAATATGCTCAAAGAACAGAGACCTCTTTATCATCTTCAGGAAAAAAAGCATTGAAAGCAGAATTAAAAAGGTTTAATGATAGGCTAAAAAAACTTATAAAGGAATGATACCAAAAAATTTCAAGTATTTAGATTCATTTGTACTCCCAAGAGAGGTAGAACAGAGCACAAGAGCTTTAACAGAACATATCACAGAAGCAAATAGGTATAAGTACTTTTTAAAATTAAAAGTCAGAAGAGATACAAAAGACCATGTCACTATGGTACCAGAAGACTTCCCAATGCAAAGGTTAATATACCTTATTGTGTATAAAGCACCTTCCGGAACCCAACAGTTCTTTAAAGTAGGATGCTCACAGAAATGCTATCAGAGAATAGGAAGAAACTATCTACAAGGATCTGGAGCAAATACAGGGTGGTTATCACCAGCAATGCATGAGTTCTTAAAAGAGTTTAAAGGAGAGTTTGAAATCTATGCTAGAGCATTTGATGAAAAAATTACTCAAATGGATGATGATATAGAAGTAGATTATACTCCAAGACTAGATACCATAGAAAAAATGTATCAAGATAAATTAAACATTAAAGACGGAAAGAAAGCTGTTCAAGAGTTTTTTACTCTGAATAATTTTTCGTATATTATTAAATAAATAAAACGGTTATATATGCAATTAGAAAAAAAGTACTATACGGTTCAAGATGAAGAGACCTTAAAATTACTTCATCAACATATCTTAGACTCAGATGTAATAGCAGTCGATACGGAGACTACCGGACTTAACCCTCGTAAGAATAAAATTATTGGTTGGTCTGTTTCTGGTGGTGAAGGAGTAGGTTTTTACTTACCTACCTTAGTTTTTGATTATGAGAAAGATGAACTAGTACTGCAGGAAATAAACGGTAAATCTACTGAGGTAATATCTAGAAATTTACTAAAATTACTTATAGGTAAAAAATTAGTATTCCATAATGCTTCTTTTGATGTTCAATTTATAAAGAACTATTTTGGAGTTGACTTACTACCTAGCGTTTATGTGGATACAGGGCTACTGGTACATACTGTCTACGAAGAAGGTGCATTTGGATTTGGTAACCCTTTCGGGTTAAAGTCTATTGCTATAATGAATCAAAAGGAACTAGGACTAGATGTACAAGAAGCAGCTAATAAAGAGCAGATAGAGCTGAAAGAATCTATTAAGAGTAACGGAGGTTCTACTACTAAGGTACTATATGAAATATTTAAAGCAGACTTAGACATACTAAGTAAATACGCATCAGCAGATACGGATTTAACTTTACGTATATGTAATCTATATTTAAAGAAGTTAAAAGAAGAAGGTTTAGAGAAGTTTTTCTTTGAAGAAGAAGTAATGCCTATCTACCGTGAAGTTACTGTTCCTATGGAAGCAGCAGGAGTTGACTTAGATATAGAGCTTATTGAAAAAGTCTATAACGAAATAGTTGAAGATCAAAAAGCTAATAAGGAAATAGTAATGAAATCTCTCCTCGATATTGCGGAAGTAAAAGAGTGGGTAGTTGCAACTGCTATGACTAACTTTCCTGTTTCTCATAAAGGTAACTGGGCTCAGAACTTAATAACTAGATACTCGATACCTTTACCTAAAAGCGAAAAGACTGGAAAGTATTCTCTTACTCAGAAGAATATAGAAGCTTTTGAACCTTCTAATGATAATGAAAGACTTGTTAAAGAGTTTTTACTAACCGGTGATGAGTCTATATTAGAAGATGTAGAAAAAGTTAGGATTTCTATGGCGATGTGGAAAGAGTCTAATGACGGAGAGTATATTAATATTCAATCAAAAAAGCATTTAGGTGAAATCGTATTTAAGTATATGGGTATAGAACCTAAAGTAAAAGGAGCTAATACTAAATCTGGAAGAGCTAAATTTGATATGGATATGGTTAAAGAGTTAGCAAAAGAATATCCATGGGCAGAGAACTTAAGAGTGTATAATAGGTTACTTAAAATTAAATCTACTTATGTAGATAGATTTAGAGATCGTCAAGAAGACGGAAGATACTACTTCTACTTTAAGCAGAACGGAACTGTATCTGGTCGTTATGGATCTGATGCTCAGCAACTACCTAAACCTCTAGAAGAAGGAGAAGAAGCTCCTATTATTATGAAATATGTAAACGTAGTAAGAAAGTTTCTTATTGCCGGAAATGGTAGAAAGGTTATTGATGCCGATTATGAATCTCTAGAACCTCACTGCTTTGCTTCAGTAACAGGAGATAAAGCTTTACAGGAGATCTTTAATAAGAATTGGGATTTTTATTCTACGGTTGCTATTAAGACTGAAAAGCTAAACGAAGATACTGCCAGGTTCCCTAACGGAGTCTCAGCTGATAAAAGTGCTCCTAACTACTTAAAGAAACTAGATGCTCCAGCTCGTAACAAAGCTAAAGCCTATTCATTAGGTATTGCATACGGTATGGAAGCTTATGCTTTAAAGATGACCTTAGGAGTAGATCAGAAAACTGCTGAACGTTTAGTACAAGGTTACCTAGATGGATTTCCTCAACTTAAGGAATGGAGAGAAAATTCAAGACTGCAAGTAAAAGCTCATGGGTTCATTAAAAACTATGTTGGTAGAGTAAGACACCTACCTAAAGTTCAGAAGACTTATATTAAGTTTCAAGATAAGATGATGGATTGGAGATTTAGAAAAGAACTAGAGCGAACATACGGAAAAGACGTAGTGCTTCAAGCATATAGAGATTACCGTAATGGACTTAATAACTGTCTTAACTTTCAATTACAGTCTCTAGCAGCAGCAGTAGTAAATAGAGCAGCGTTAAAGATTAATCAGAAAGCTAAAGAATTAAATATCGATGCTATATGTCAAGCTCAAGTGCATGATCAATTGATAGTAAACGTTGATGAAAAAGACGCAGAAATGTTTGCTCCTTATGTTCAAGAGATTATGGAGAATACTACTAAACTACCTGGAGTAACTTTAAAAGCACCACCAGAGATTGCTAATAACTGGGCAGAAGGACATTAAAACGAATTTAACCTATATTTATATAAAATGAAAGATCAACTTGAGAGCGATTTTTTATTACATTAACCGACGATCTTAGGACGTCATAAACTTAAAATGATATGAGTACATTAGAATTATTAAACAACAACCCTTTTGACATACTTGTCAGAAATTTTTTACAATCCCAAGGGCATTTCCGCCCAATTGATCAATCAAAAGTCCCACATCCTGTTGATATCTTCGAAACACCTATCGGTATTGGTATAGATATTGCTTGTACAGGAATCGATAAAGAGGATATTGATGTTCAAATACAAGGAAACATTCTTAGAGTAATATACGATAAACCAAAATCAGAGCTTGATAGTAAGTTTTACCATAGAGGTATAGCTAAACGAGCTTTTAATTTAGGTTGGAAGATCGATAGTAAGTTCCAATTAAGTAAAGCTGATGCTTCATTTGAAAACGGACTACTTCGAATCAGTATACCTTTTAGCAAAGGTTCAGAGTTAAAGACTTTGAAAATTAAATAGGTTTTTTTTCGCTCTCAAGTTTGATCCCTCATTTATTTTTCTTATATTAATATAAACAATAAAAAATAAGTTATACATGGCAAAAGAATTAATACCCTTCAATGATAGAGTTATTATAAAACCTATAGAAGAAGATGAACAAATGTACGGTAATATAGTTGTACCTGATATGGGTAAGAACAAACCGGAAATGGGAGAAGTAATCTCAGTAGGACCAGGTCGTCAATCTGAATTTGGTCAGTTTATTAGAGTAAATGCAAAAGTAGGAGATACTGTACTTATTCCAAAAATTGGATCTTTAAGAGTAGATTTTGATGGAGAGGAATACTTCATAACACCAGACAAAGAAATTTTAGCAATAATTAAAGAATCAAACAATGAGTAAAAAAGTTATATTTTCAGACGAAGCAAGAGGGAAGCTAGCAAAAGGAGTAGATAAATTAGCAAATGCTGTAACAGCTACATTAGGACCTTCCGGAAGAAACGTTATTATAGAACAAGATATGGGGAATCCTATATCAACTAAAGACGGAGTAACAGTAGCTAAGTCAATCGAACTATCAAATAAGGTGCAAAATTTAGGAGCACAAATTGTTAAACAAGCTTCTATTAAGACAGCAGAGCAAGCAGGAGACGGAACAACTACATCTACACTTCTCGCACAATCTATGCTTTCAGAAGGTATAGACAAACTTAAGAAAGGTCAAAACGCAGTAGACATAAAAAGAGGTATTGATGAAGCAACAAAAGAAGTTGTACAATATCTAAAAGAGTATTCAAAAGACATAACGGATGAAGAACAGCTAAAGCAAGTAGCTACTATCTCAGCTAACAATGACACCGAAATAGGTGAGTTAATTTCCACTGCCATGGACAAAGTTGGCCGTGATGGGGTAGTAACAATCGAAGAGTCGCGAACAGGAGAAACATATTTAGAAACTGTTGAAGGTATTCAATTCAGCAGAGGTTACAAGTCTCCTTACTTCGTCACAGATAATAGCTCAATGCAAGCTGTTCTTCAAGATCCGTTTATACTTCTTACAGATAAGAAGATTAATAACATAAAAGAACTTCTTCCTATCTTAGAAGCATGTTCATCTCAAAATAAACAGCTGTTAATTATAGCAGATGAAATAGGAGGAGAGGCACTTTCTACCTTAGTAGTAAATAAGATGAGAGGTATCTTAGGAGTTGTAGCAGTTCAAGCACCTGATTTTGGAGACAGAAGAAAAGCAATATTAGAAGATATTGCAATACTAACTGGAGGAACAGTAGTATCTCATGAAAAAGGAATGAAACTTGATAAGTTTAATACTGACTGGTTAGGGAAAGCTAACAAGGTAACAGTTAGTAAAGATACTACAACAATTATCGATGCACAAGGAGAAGAAGCTGCAATAACTGATAGAGTAGAGGATATTAAGAGTTTAATTGATAATAGTAATTCTAATTTTGAAATTGAAACTTTACAAGAGAGGTTAGCTAAGTTTATCGGCGGTGTATCTATTGTACACGTTGGTGGATTGACAGAAATAGAAATGAAAGAGAAGAAAGATAGAGTAGATGATGCACTCCACGCTACTAAAGCAGCCTTGGAAGAAGGAATTCTACCAGGTGGAGGTATCGCTCTCTTGAACTCTGCTATGATGCTTGCTGACCAAATTGGCGCCCAACCAGAAGAGTATCATCTAGGTTACGAAATTGTAATCTCAGCAATCGAAAGACCTTTCTATAAAATACTATTAAATGCAGGATATACAGACAGCGATATAGGAGGTATAGAAGAACATATTAAAGAAGGAGGAGATGCCTGGTCAGGGTATAATCCTAGAGAAGAACAGTATGTAAATATGTTTGCTTCCGGTATTATTGATCCAACTAAAGTTACTAGGTTAGCATTAGAAAATGCAGCATCAGTTGCAGGAACGATGTTAATAACTGAAGCAGTGATTAGTAATAAAAAGGATAAAAAACAAGACCCAGCACAGGGTATTGATCCATCAATGATGATGTAATGAATGACATTATAGTTAGAGAATATACTAATGAGTATGGATTAAAAGATAAATGGACGTATAAGGGTAATACGTTGATTAGTACAGAAATGACCTACCCAAAAACTAAAATTAAAAAGAAAACTATTATGAGTAAAAAACAAGAATTATTCGAAGCAATTGAAGCAAACTTTAATGAGTTAGCAGAAAATAATGCAGGTACTACAAAAGCATCTCAACAGAGAGCTAGAAAAGCAGCAGGTGAAATTAAGAAATTAATCACCGACTATAGAAAAGCTTCTGTAGCAGAGAACAAGTAAGATGAGGAGGCGGGGGAGGGGCGTTTCTCTCTCTCGTCGACGAAGTCGACACGCGCGAATTTAAAAGAAGGTCCTTCCGGAAACGGCTAGGGCCTTTTCTTTGTGAATATGTTAAAGGTTACCCCAATGGAGAGGCCTCCGTAAGTTGTTGCTAATAAATCCCGTTTATCAAAGCGATTGCCTTTCTCTCTGCTATCGGAAAGTTCTTTTAATGTACCAACCAATATAGAAGAAGCAACGGAGTAAATCAATGCTTTTTTCTTGCTCTTGGTCTTAGCGTAAACTAGAGTATAAGTGCTTGCGGATACTAACGCGCCTGCGGCAAAATGGTACTGTTTGTCGTATTCTGTTAAGAGCTGCGCGTGAGCCGTGGAAAGAGTTAAGAATAGTAGAAGTGTAGTAAATAGTCTCAATGCGTGTGGGTTTTAAAGGTTTAATAGAACCAAACCCTTCAGCACATCATCTATTCATAACACAGGATTCTTTATAATAAATATAAGTAAGAAGTTGTTAATCAGAATTATTTTTCTTATATTTATTTAATAAAGGATAGATGGTGAACGATATGAAATTTTTATACTGGGAAGATGAATGGAATTTAAATAAAGATGAAAAAAAAGAAAATGAATATCCGGATGGACAACGGAGAGAGTTATTCGGAAAGAGAGCTGTCGAAATTGGTAAGAAGAAAGATGCTGACTAAGCATCATGGAGATGATACAGCTTATAGAAGAAAACCTAAACACAAAAGAGATTATCGAGAAGATTTAGATGAATAATAGTAATATTAAAAACAAATTAGTTATGAGTGATTCAATTAAAAAGTATAATGAATTAGTACAAGATGGTTTAATACCAAAAGGAACTTCAAATGGTGAGTTTCATGAACTAGGAAAATACAGACCAAACAACCTCACAGAACAGCAGAAACAACAAGCATACAGACTTTTAACAGAGTATGATGAAGTTGTAATAAAGTATGCTTTTAATAAAATAATGTTTGGATAATTGAATAATATTTCGTATATTACAATATGAATACAGAACTACCTTATAATCCCAGATGGAGCAAGCAATGGCTTGAAACTCAACTCAGAAAGAGATACTTTAAAAAACCTTATGATAGGTTTATGTGGTGGAGAAGTTATACACCTAAAACTAAACCGCTAGGGTATAAAGCTTCTTTTATTGATAGATTGAGAAACGGAGATTACGAATCAGGGCCCTACTTAATGGAGGTAGAATTAGTATTACATACTATGAATGAAAAGTTTTCAGCCCTTATAGGACGAGATGGTCAGGTAGATCATGGTAAGTATGTCTCTGAAACCTCTGTAGATAGAGCGAGAAAAAAAAGACTTATAGAAGATCATGAAAAAGAAGAGTTTCGTAAGTTAACCGACTTAAGAGAACAGTTTGTAAAAGAGTTTAAAATATCAAAAGAAGAGTACGATGTAGAAGTAACTATAGGTTGTGATGATCTGGTTTCTTTTTACTTTAAGATAGAAGATAAGTACGGCAAAAGAATTAGGATTCCTAGGAAAACTAAAAGCAAATAGGTTTTAACAGCCTATTTATATATAAATATATAATAAACAAATCAAATTTAAAAAAAAGTTTTATGAAAACAATTTTAGTTATTTTAGTACTTGCAGCAATTGGCGTAGGTACAATTATTTACTTTATCAAAAAAGGTAAAATCAAAGACAGAGACGGAGACTATATTCCAGACGTAGTAGAAGATACTGCAGAAGACATAGAAGACTTTGTTGAAGATAAAATTAAAGACGGTAAGGAATTACTAAAAGATGCTAAAGCATTAGCAAAAGAAGTAAAATCTAGAGCAAAGAACGCAAAAGATGAACTTGAAGATGTATTAGAAGAACTAGCAGATGTTTCTTCTGCACTACAAGGAAAAGTAACTAAAACAAAGTTACGTAAATTTACTAAGAAAGATCTTTTAGCATTAGCAAGTAAGGATTTTGATACTGAATATCCTACATCTATTACTAAGACCAACTTAGTAAATAAAGTATATTCTCTATATAATAACAAATAATGCAAGAAAATTTAAATGTCGACATTAACCAAACTTTACCGGTTACTTGTGATGAATGTGGTGGTATTCACTTCGAGCAAGTTGTTATTATCAGAAAAGCATCCGGATTACTCACAGGAACAGGAAAACCAACTTACATACCAATCCCAGTATTTGCATGCAAATCATGTGGGCACGTTAATTCGGAATTCCAACCTAAAGAAATCCAAGAACTTTAATAAGGTAGCAAAAGAAAGCTACTCAGGATTACAAGGAGAAATTTACTCCTAATAAAATACGGCGCATCCTTAGCTATCATGAGATGCTTAAAGTAGTTTAACTATTGCCTATACGGAAAGAGATCTTTTATATAAGGATCTCTTTTTTGTTAGCTATTTATATTTAAACGTTTTAATTTAATAAGTTGCACTATGTTTAAACACTTAAAGAATAAATGGATGGCATTTAGAAACATTTTTAAAGACAACAACGATATCAACGAAAAATCCGTAGTTGGATTTTTAGCATTTGCAATAATGGTAATTTTTGCAGTAGCTGATTTAGTCTCAGGCTACTTCGGTAAAGATCTAGTAATTAATGAATTTATATACGATTCATTCGTATGGATAGTATTAGGTGCTTTTGGAATTGCTGAAGTCGGTAAAGTATTCGGTAATAGAGCGAAGTAACTTAAAACTAGTATAACTTCTAGAGGAGGGCATTAGCCCTCTTTTTTGTGAACAATTATTTATATGAAGAAACTAACCTTTATATTAATACTACTCAGTAGTATAGTAAAAGCACAATCACCACTATGTCCTTCATCTGCACAAGCTTTTGGGTATGAACGTTTAAATTCGATAAATATAAATGGACAAAATTACATTGTAAATACAGGTTGGACTGGACCAGGATATATAGACCATACAAATACCTTAGTTCCTACAATAAATGCCGGAGATGTAATTACTCTTAATTTTCAAGCTCAAACCCGAGGTAATTACCGACAGTACTTTAAATTATGGATTGATTATAATGGAAATGGAAATTTAAACGATTCAGGAGAACTAGTTCACTCTAGTAATAGTACGTGGAATGGAACTAGAAATTTCAATAAAACATTTACCGTTCCGCAAACAGTTTTCAATGGAGAAGTTTATATGAGGTTTATGATGGTATATTCTTCTTCTCCCAACTTATGTGGTAATTACTCATATGGAAATACAGTTGACTTCAAAACTACAATTACAGGAGCTGTTGATCCAATAAATCATAGTGGGTACGTTTACGGCGCTGAAGAAGAACCTTTAGAAGGAATCACAGTTCAACTTAAAACACAAAACAAAAATCAGGTTGGATTTAGTTACAATCTACACTCAGAAGCTGTAACAGATACAAATGGAGCTTATAGTTTTTCAACTAATTTAAATTATGATGATTACGATTACACTATAGATGTAGTGCCTCCTACATTATCAATTCCAACTCTAAATGATATCAGTTACTTTACTAGTAAATTAATTAGTGGGGTTTATAATTCCAAAGATTATTGGAGAATGGATGTTAATAATGACGGGAAATTTAGTGTTGCAGATTTATATTCTATGTTAGCTTACATGAATGGTATATTTACTCAGTATAGTAGTACTACACCTTCTACAAAAGTATTTCATTATCAACAAACTCCTTACTTTTGGGACCCTTTAGATACTGATACTGATGATAAATCTGAAAATTTTGGATATGGAAGTTATAGTTTATTTGATAGAAGTAATGGAGACTCTACTATATTCTATTTAATAAGAACCGGACACAGGAATTAGTTATATTTATAATAAATTAATGTTAAAATAAAATTACAATGAAAAAAACAATTACCCTCATAACCGCATTACTAATCACAGTATTTACATATGGACAAACTACATCACCCGATGCAACTAAGCCGTATATAATTCTTGATTCTACTTATAATTTAGAGTCGGTTAATTCCTCAAATAATACTATAGTTGATATTTACTACGATAACACATCAGGTAACACAGTAAAAGGTATTCAATTCTCTTTCAGTTACGATAAAGATGTTTTTGACACACCAACTGTAACTTACAACAACACTTCAGGACCTGTAGGGTATATGTCTACAGATGTGGATGCAACAAACGGTATTGTAAAAGTCGTATGGGCCTATGATGGTGCTACTACTACCTTTGACCTTATTGCTGGTAATATGTTTGATGTTGAATTACCATTTAAATCTAGTTATACTAATGGTACAGTTGATGGGATTGACTTCACAAACAATTTAACTGCTTATTATGCACAAACTGATGGTACAGATGCTATTCTAGGCACATCAGATAACGGTGGTAACTTTATAGAACCAGCATTTGATTATGTAGCAACTATTTTAAATAATGCAACAAACCCAGCAGAATTAATTCCTGTAATTTTACAGAAATCAGCAGATGGTAGTACTTGGGTAGATGTAGCTACAGATACAACAGAAGCCGATGGAACAGCAACATTCTCAGAGAATATAGATCAAGATTACTGGCAAGTTAGATTAAAAATTGCAAGTGGTTTAGATGCAAGTACAGCATTATCAGCAGCAGATGCAAATATGATTGCTCAAATAGCAGCAGGAGTACAAACAACATCAGGTATACAGTACTATACCGGTAATACAAACCAAGCAAATGGTATTACGGTATCAGATTCTTATCTGTTATTTGCTAGATTAGCTCAAGGTTTAAGTGCTTATACAAATAACCCAGATGTACTATTCTTTACTGAAGCTCAATACAACACTATTGATGCTGCTACCTCAGATCAATCTGGGACAATCTCAGGACAAGAAGAATTCTTATCACCACAGATAAATGGAACTACAGCAGGTAATTTCTACTTACTAGTATTAGGTGATGCAAATGGTACAGGATTAAATTAATAAATGAAATCGTTATTAATATTTTTACTAACACTATCAACAGTAGCTCACTCTCAGGTCAAATTTAACGTACCTGAGATTGAGGTACCTGTTAGTACTTATATTAATTTACCGGTTGTAATCGAAACTAATAGCAACGATGTAGGTAGTTTAGAATTTGCACTAAATTATGACCCCACATACTTAGCCTTTGAAGATATATCGGTAACAGCTAAAGCTCAACAATGGTTAACCTACACTATGGACTGGCAAGGTGAAACAGTTAGATGGGGAGGATATGATGCTTCATTTGGTACTTATACAATAAACTCACCCACAGAACTATTCACAGTTAGGTTTAAAGTAATTGATCAATCATGGGTAGAGATACCTATTACCATTGGAAGAAAAACCGCAGGAACTGAGTTAGGTTGGGATATAGAGGTTATAAGTACAGATGGGTATGTAAATAAAAGATCAATGCCCTTTGAAGTACCACCTATAGACGGCATATACGGAATAGCATACCCAGTACCTACTACCGGGCGTATAACACTAGAGTTAACAGTACCCGAAAATGGAGAATATAAGGTTATAGTATCTGATTTTTTAGGTAAAAAACACGGTGTGTATAGTAAGAAGTTTTTCTCGGGGTATGTTTCTTTTAGAGTAGATGTTAGGGACCTTGCTACTGGTATCTATTTATTACAAGTAACTAACGGTAGGTTTGTTAAGACATTTAAAATTATTAAAAATGGGTAAAAAGA